AACTCGCATCAAGAGATGTTACACCGCCACTATTAGATAAATCGCCAAGAGATCTTCCATTTATTGTTGGTGTTATAAACAACGCTACTTCAGCTGTAACACCAACTGCTGCTGATAAAATTGCATTAGAAAAAGTGGTCCAATTTATTTGATACTGATTAAACAAAGAGTCAGATCTATAGGTTGGTAATAAACCCATTTCTTGGTTATAGTCTAAACCAGTAAAGTCTGTTTGAGTATATGCTTGGTCACCACCTGCATAAAAATATAATCTGTTTGCTATGGTATCAGTACCACGAGCAGTATCAGCGTAATCTTTAGAGTACGCAACAGTTCTTGAGAAAGAATCTGATGCTCTTGCTGTATCTGCGTAAGATTTACCCCATGTCACAACACGTGAGAAACTATCTGTTCCTCTAGCAGTGTCAGATGGTTGTTTGTTTGGATTATTAGATATTGTATCAGTACCACGAGCAGTTTCTGTAAAAGTTCTGTTCCATGTCAATGTTCGACTAAACGCATCAGTTGCTCTAGCAGTATCAGATGGATTCTTACCAATGGTAAGATCTGGATCAGCGTCAGTTCCTCTAGCAGTATCTGTTATACCAGTCTTAGCAACTTGCTTCTGAGAAATCGCATCAGCAGCACGTGCGTAATCAGTTCTAGTTCTTCCAAATCTACCAGCATATGTGTTATAGTAAGAAGCAACTTGAGATTCTGTTAGAACAAAATTGTATACATCAGCTTTAGCGATTTCGCCTGTAAAATACCCACCAGAACCTGATAGCCAACCACCAAGTTCTCCACCACCAATGACCCAGTATCCTTGATACGCTTGAGCTGTTGTTGGGCTAATTGTCTTCGAGGAAACTCTTGTTCCATCAACATATAATGTCATCGTTCCTGTAGAACTGGTAAATGTACCAACAACATAATGCCATACGTTATCGTTTAACAACTGCGTTGAGGATATAACTTCAGTGTTACCATTATAGACACCAAATTTTACTTGGCCATCAGTGCCCATGTAAATGTGTCTATCGTAAGAAGTACCAAGACCAACTCTTATGTCTTGGTATCCAATAATTTTTTTGCCAGATGCGAGAGATGTCTTTACCCAAGCAGAAACTGAGAATATCTGTGGTATTGATGTTTGAAGAGTTAGCGATGATGCTTGGTTGTTTGTTCCATTAAAGTAATATGAACCATATACGTTATCGTATGTTGTTCTATCGCCAAACAATGTAACAGTATTAGAAGTTCCACTCGAGTCTTTGATTATTTCTTCTGGGGTAGTTGTTTGTCCATATGGTAAAGCTGTTGATCCAAGATTAACCATTGGACCCCAAAGAGTCATGGTTTGACCATTAAATGATCCACCAGTATAACCACCAAGCCATATTTGGAAATCGTGTGCACCACTAGCTGGAATTGTTACAGTTAATGAACAACGATAGAATCCATTTTTTGATTCTTCTATTCTTTGTATACCATTAGTAGCACCAGCAAGTGTTCCAAATAAAACATCATAGTTAGCAAAAGCGTAACCACCACCAGTAACAATCGCAATATATCGAGTTGTTGATTTAACATAAATCGAAAATGTATATGTCTGCCCAAGTATTAATGAAAGAGTTTGAACATGATTCGCAAACTCTAAATTATACCCAAGTCTTGTTGCAGTTGGTGTTCCATCTGGAGCTGTATCATTTGTTAACCGAACACTTAGTCTTGATGTCCAATAACTATTTACTAGATTCGCACTAGATGTAACTTTGTTTGGATTGCCAGGAATACCTGCGCTCAGAGGAATGTAGTCTGATCCTGGACCATTCTCCCACTTGGCACCCCAAACCAAAACTTCAGCTGTTCCGCCACTGCTCCAGATTTCTCTTTTAGCGAGACGAACACCGTATGCGCTTATTCCTGTGAACGTGCGAGTGAAAGTAAATCGTTGCCATGTTGTTGTTACTGTAGGAACAATAATATCTTCGCCGTGGAACATAGCCACATTTGTTGTTCCTGACAATGTTCTCATATACACTGAGAATGTTTTTGTTTGTCCCTGAGATAGTGGAACAACATTACCATAGTCTATTTGGGAGTTACCAGAGCCACCAGATGAGAAAGTAATTTTATCAGCAGTCAGTGTACCATCTGGAGCATAATCGGAGTTAGAAACAACAACAGGGATTATGCCAGTACCACTCGCAGATTTATTCCAGAGAGAATTAGTAAAATCTTCTGGATAAAGAATTTCGTTGACATCGTTTGTATTATATGGTCTTCCAGTAAAGCCATCAATCGATAAAATGTTACCTGGAATTAAAGAAGTTTCACCAGCAACTGATTTAGATGTTGTCTTCGCCAGCACATCAGTTGCTCTTGTTGTGTTTGGATCAGAGAATGCTGTTGCTACTGAACTTTTCTCGACCTGTAGACCATCGAAATAATATGAGAAAGATGTGCCAGGTGTATTTGCTGTGGCAAAAAGAACTTGTACAGATTTTACCGCAGGATTAGTGAACGTAATTGTTACTGATGCACGTTGCCAAACCCCATTAAATGTAAAATTCACAAAGTTTGATTCTACAATACCACCATTTTCAGTCACTCCATATATGACTAAAGAGCCACCCGATACATTAAAACCATAGTGGTATATACTAGCAGTCCATGTTTCGTTTAAAGATATTACTGGGTATAAATTAAATTTTTGCTGATTGAAAGTTTGATAATATCCTTGTCCGCCAAAAGATGTTGTAGTTATTCTTAAAGGAATTCCTCCAACAGGACTAGGCGCATAGGTATTATCTTGTCCAGCACCCGCAATACTAGAAGTTGCGACTACACCAAAATTTTGCACCCAACCAAATAGATTAAGAGGACCACCAGAACCAATTTGTTGAACTATGTTTCTGTTAAACGATGTAATCGTTTGTGGCTCGCCTGCATTTGTTGGTATCGCAGTATAATCAGTAAGTGTTTGTTCTGGGTAGGAAACAACCTTTAGATTTCCTAAAGATTTTTGGAAATCAACTACATCAGTATCAGTACCACGAGCAGTATCAGATGGATTTTTACCAACTGTAAAGTTTGGATCTTCGTTCGCACTAGCAGTATCAGAGGGATTCTTACCAACTGCTCTTACACTAGTGTCCGTTCCTCTAGCAGTGTCGGATGGATTCTTACCAACTTCTCTTACACTAGTGTCCGTTCCTCTAGCAGTGTCGGATGGATTCTTACCAACAACAAAATCTGGATCAGCATCAGTACCACGAGCAGTATCTGATGGTTGTTTATTTGGACCCTTTGATACTGCGTCAGTTCCTCGAGCAGTTTCTGTAAATGTTCTGTTATATGTTACAACTCTTGAGAATTGATCAACGATATTTGATATGTTGGCTTCAGCATTCGAAAAAGAAATATCAATAGCACCAAAGGCACTAAGACCTTCTGATAGTGAAATGAAATCTGAAACTGCTTTTACAATAGTTCTTACTGCAGAATCTGTTATAGAAGAAGTATCTGTTGTGTTTTTACCAACTGTTAATGTGTCAGTATCTGTCGCACGTGAAGTGTCAGCAGTTGTGCCACGAACAACATCTTTACCAACAGCATCAGTACCACGAGCAGTATCGGATGAATTTTTACCAATAGTAAAATCTGGATCAGCATCAGTACTACGAGCAGTATCGGATGGATTTTTACCAATAGTAAAATCTGGATCAGCATCAGTACTACGAGCAGTATCTGATGGTTGTTTGTTTACTTGTCTTGTACTTACATCAGTACCACGAACGATTGCAAACTCAGCAAGTTTATTAAATTGCGCAGTGTCAGCGTCAGTTCCTCTTGCAGTATCTGATGGTCTTTTATTTGGACCAAGAGATATTGCGTCAGTACCACGAGCAGTTTCAGAAGTTGCTTTACCGACTGTAAAGTTTGGATCTTCTGTTGCTCTAGCAGTATCAGATGGTTGTTTGTTTGGATTTCTTACAGATGTATCAGCAGCAGCTGCTGTATCTGTTCTTGGTTTTGTAAAGTCAACTGCTTTCGCATCAGCAATTGATACAAGTTCAGTTCTTGCTTTAGCAAGAAATTTCGCTAATGTGTCATTAGCAGCAGGAGCTTCTTGCAATGCTTTACTAATATTGAAGTCTAATGATTCTGGAATTAGTAAAGTATCGATTGCGACTTTACCATAACCAAACGACAATGCTTCGTTTAGAATGAATGTTTCGCCAAGAACTTTTGTTACATGTTTATTTGTTACGAGGTCAGTAGATCTAGCAGTGTCATAGAAGTCCTTCAACATCAAGATAGCTGTATCATCAAGAACAATACCTTGCTCTAAGAACTCAAGAACAAAGCGATCTACATCATAAGTTGCGCTTGAACGATCGAGATTACTCGAAAGGTCAGTTGCGACTGCCTTTACAGTAGCGATTATGTCAAGAGCATTTGCCTTTGAAATGTCGCCAAGAAGATTTGTTACTCTTATCTTCTTTGGCATAATATTACACCTGAGTTATCTGTGGTGATACTACTACGATTCCCTCGACTGGTCTTGTTTTTACGCCACTGAGTGTCATTTCTAAGTCATACAAATATCTTCCAGCTTTGATAGAAGAAGTAGTTACATCTGTCATTTCTAAAAGAACACCACCATTCGCTGGATCTCCATAAATGGTGCAAGTGAACGTATAAGCTGTTGCGGAAGTATAAGACTTTCTCATCTGTGATGCGAAAACTGCACCAGTAAGATTCAAAGGTGCTGTCCCATTACTCTGAAATAATGATATTAGAGTTGAGAACTTTGTTCCTTGATCGATGAATAGATTTTGTTGGAGTGCCATTTTACTTATTTAATAGTTGTTGAAGTAAGTTTTTTATTTCAGACATATCGTTTTTAATTGAACTTACTTCCTGTTTTAAGTTTTCTACTTCTTCTCTTCTTTTTTCTGCTGCAGATTTCTGAGCAATATATGCTCGGTAACCACCCTCATCAATATTTATGATTGCTCCTGTGTGGAGATCTCTAACGAGGGTGGAGTTACCTTCAACTTTTGCGTATTTTCTTTCCATATTATGCTGTAGCAATAATTCTTAGATCTTTAACCCTTGGCACGAATGCTGGGTTTCTAGATCTCATAACAATTTTAATAATCGCAGAATTAAATGGAGGTAGATTATCTGCAGTAAATGAGTGGTCAATAAATTCATTAGGATTGTCTGTTGTTTTCAAGAATCCTTTTTCAGCCAACGGATATGTACCACCATATGTTGTATTATCACCACCAACTGTTGTATCTGGAAGAAGTCTAAAGTATACTTCATCTTCAATACTTGAAACATTCTTCTGGTTGACATCAGTAATTGTATGGACTTCTGTAACACCTGTAGCAGATATGTCAATCGCAGTTCCAGCAACAGCAAGATCAAGTGTCGTTGCCAACTTGACAGATGTTGTTGAAACAAATATTGCATAGTAAACTGTTCCTGTTACTAGATTACCAATTACGTTATTTTGCGCATTATATAGAACTGGCGAACCAGTGTTTAGATTATGAGCAACTTGGAAATAGATAATATTGTTAGCAGAATCAACAGCAACTGGGTTAGTTGATACGTTATATTCATTAGAATTGAACGATAGCGCAGAAGTAGAAACTGAATTACCACCATTAGAAATCTTAGCATAGACTTCGATTTCAGAATTTCTCGGTGTAGTAAATGTTAACAAGTTTGTTGGAATTCTATTCGCATCAAACGTTGGTTCAACGAGAGCAGTTGTTGCATTATTAATCTTAATTCTTGGATCAAAGAAAATAATTTCGTTGTTTAAGTGGTTAAAGAAGAATCTATCTGAATAACCATTAACATCAAACTCATTTGTTCCAACAATTAACTGTTGTAAAATAACACTCTTTTGATCAGTGCTTACTTGTAAAACTCTTCTGATTGTAGCAGCAGTATACTCGAAAGTTCCATCGTTTGCAGTATAGAATGGAACATAACAATACATACCCTGTTTAATATCAGTAATGTCATCTAAGAACACTGTCATGTTATTTGTGGTTGGGTCAATACCACCACGATTCGAGTTGACCAAAATAACAGAGTAGTCAAGTGCTGCCTGAGTGAATGCGCCAAGAGCATAATCACCAACACGTTTAGTGAGGTAAGTGTTCTTTGGTGCTTCTGTTACATATGTATTTGCTGGAATTGGACTACCAGCACCAGAATATGTTACAACATCACCAACATCAATCTGTGAAATTGTATTCTGTGTTAAAATATCAAAGTCACTGAAGTAAAATACGCTACCGTTTGTTGTTGATGGGATAGCAGTTTTCACTGCTTTATCAATTGTTACAGTAGTAGAAGCAATGTTAGTGATTCTAGTATTTTTCTGGATACCTGGACCGTAAATATACATACCATTTACCAAATCAGTTACGTTTTGGAACGTAATAGATGTTACGCCAACAGCAAATGTTGTTGAAGCTGATGTTCTTTTTGGTAATATAGCAGCATGTTCAGAAATTCTAGAACCAGATGGGAAACGAATTGGTAATGTAATGGCGTTTAACGTGTCATCAATTCCAGTATTAGATGGAATTCCTGCTGCTATTTGCACTTTTAGCAATTTAGAAGTATTCTTAAACTGCATTTTTCTTGTTACATATCCAAATTGCGCAGCACCAGCTTTGTTTTCATATTCTGAGTTGAAGATTGTTGTTCCATCGTAACCACCAGTAATCGAATAGTAATTCGTTGTGGCTGCTTTTGGTGTAACAGGGTCATCAATTCTATTCTGAATACATATAATCGATGCTCTATCCAAATCAACAACTGGCGAAACAAACTTGTTGCTAGAAGTAAGTTCAACTACCATCTCAAACGAACTGTTTCTGGCAATCTTCTGCGCTTCGTTGTACTTATTAAGAACAGTTCTCTGACTTGTGAAATAGTTGTTATCGTTTAGAGTCACAGGAACATAATTTGTATCAACAATATATGGCGTTTCTTCTCCTGTTGGACTTCTTCCTGATGTTGTTCTAACTTCAGCAGTTACATTTGTTCCTGGCAGTGCGATATAATCGAGGTTTGGATGCATTGTTGTATACAAAACATTTCTAGTAGCAATAATAGTATCACCACCAAATGTTCCATTAGCTGACGCTAGAATAGCACCACCCTCATCGTCATAAATTCTAATACTATATCTGTCATGGCTGTATACTTTGAAAACTTCATGAGAAACAACATCCGCAACCTGCGTAAATGCGTTTGTTTTTATGTCAAAGAATTCGCCAATGAAAGATGTTGTATTAAATTGCTCAGATGTAAAACCAAAGTTTGTCATACCAGTTATATTTTGATATGAGACAACAGAACCAACCGAGAAACCATGGTTTGGATGTGTGACAATAATCTCACTCTTGTTTCTTCTTACTGTAAACGCATTAGTTGACAGTTTCGATAAGTTCGTAGAACGACCAGAGTTCGAATGTGGTTCAACCTCTCTTGCTCTTAGAGTTACGAGCGATGGCGATAACAGTGTTTGGTCTGTTAAGAAGTTACATCTATAAATGTTACACTTCAAATCTTGTCTGTTCGACTCTGACCATGTTTCACCATTACCAGATCTAAACAACGAACCAAGACTTGGTGACTTACTTACAACACCCATGTTGTTTCTACTTACATCCCTTTCATCGAGAGTTGAAGTCCACACTTCATACTGTGGTGAAGCAGTAACAAGTACCAAAGCATAAAGTTTACCATCTAAAACGTGCACTGGTGCTGGGAATGTTATGCGTGTTCCTACTGTTCCTGTGGTATCTGTAATAATTTGCGATGGGTAGACAACTTTCTTGGCGAATGGCAAAACAGTTGTTGTTGGATATCCACCAGATGTTGTTCTGATTTCAAAAATAATTGGAACAGTCGCATCTTTTGATTTAAAAAATACCTCAACTTCGTTAATAAATGACCCTTCTCTTGTATCTGATGTAGTTGCCATAAATGTTTGGGCAAGTGGGTCAGTACCTCCTGTTGGCGCAGGTGGTGGAGGATCTGGAATAAACCATGTAGAAGTATTAGTTGAGTTAGTAACTGTAGAAGATCTATTCATATCAGTAGAACCAGTCGCTAATTGACCATTTCTTACTGAGATAAAGTTACCAGATGCTGATGCTTTTGCGTCAATAATACCAACAGCTTCATAGATAGCATCAGCGACAGTTGTTCTTGTTGCTCTATCATTTGTTGTGCTATCTGATATTGTAAACAATCTTCTGCCAGTCAAGAATTTTGGAGCAGCACGATTATTAATAATTTGACCAGATGTTAACATCCAAACACCAGCGACACGACCAGTTCCTGTTGAAACTAAGACACCTGGAGAAGCAACTTCAGCTGGAGTAGTAGCTCTTAATGCTAGTCTTAAAACATTACCATTTAGTGTGCTTCTTGATAACGTTCCGATAAGTGTTTCGCTACCAAGGAATGTACCTCTTACGTTAACGACGTGTAAAACATCCGAAGCACCATCTGGATTACCAGTAGTACTATTTGTTGATTGCTCGTGTAAGATAACAATCGCTGTAGCACCAGAACGTTCGCCACGAATCACCTCACCACGCTGGAAAGCTGTGATTTGTGAGTTTGGTGCAATAATATTACGTGCGACATCATTTTGTATACTATTGATTGTTAGATTAACTGTGTTTTGTTTATCGCCATTATATACTGACGTAAAGGCAGAAGTAAATGAAACACCTTCGTTAACAAGTTTTCCTGAGAAAGTTCTTTCTAAGTTGTTTACGTTGTTTCCGAAGTAAACATCTGTGTCGAATGTTTCGTAAATGTCTCTTATTGTTGTATTAGAACCATACTGGAATGGTGTAATACCATAGTTTGGTTGACGTGCAGCAAGGAACAATCTAGTTGCTTGTGTGCAGTAATCTGTTACGTTTGTTGAATCTAAGAACGCATACAATCTTGTTGCTGCTCTTACGCCACTAGCAACAAACACAACTGGTCTTGAGCGAATGTAAGAAATAGATTGGCGTGCAGTTAATCTACCACTAATTTCTTTTTTACCAGTAGATTCTACTAAACTTGTTGTAGTCCCCTGTCTTCTCTCATTAACTTGTTGAGTAACAACTGTTGTTGAAGAAACAACAGTACCACCACCTGCTCTCCAACTGCTTGTTGATGTTGTAGAAACTGGTGTACCTAGTTGTGTTACTTGCCAGTTATTCCAAACAGTTCCGAAGTCGATACCAAATGCATCAGCTGCAGCTGCAACTGAATCGTATGTACCACCTTCGTTAATGATTAATTCTGGTGGAAGATTTTCCTCAACCCATGAATCTGTTGATGGTGTTAGAGTAACAAGTCCTGTTCTACTACCCTGCAACAATCCTGTAACTTTAATCGCTTCTGTTGCATATGGATTTTCAGAAACAAGGATATCCATGTTTTCTCTAATCAATGTCTCTCTTCTAAACACTTGTTCAGAAGTCGCATTAGCACCTAGAGCATCGATACTAGCAATTTCGTTTTTGTTTCTGTAGTAAAGTTCTTGACCACCATAGTATGGAAGAGTAATAACATTACCTTCATGCATTCTATAATTTGAGTCAGTTCTTTCTGTTAATGACGAAGCATTTTCGTATAAGTCAACAACAGTTTGATAGAAAGATGGTCTTAGTTCTCTGGTGTTAATGTCAATAGAACATTCGTAATCGATATCTTGTGGGTTACCAATAGTATGACCACGGAAGTTATCAACAACGAAACCATTCTTAAATCTGTCAAGACCATCAGTGTCTTTGATTTCAAGAGTTGATGTTTCTTTCTCTAGCAAGTTCAATGTTGTAACTTGCTCGAGGTTTTCTAATCTTTTCTCAAGATTACCAATATCACGCATTGTGTAACGCTTGTGTTCAATTTCTTTTACAATAATATTGTTTGGTGTAACATTATATGTGTATGGTTTGTATTCAATCTCATAAATTACCATTGTATCAGAAGGTGCTTCTGGGAATTGTGGATTCTCAGACGGAACACCTCTAATAACAGAGAATGCGCCACGCTTGTTCAATACAATTTTATCTTTTCTTGCTAGGAAATAAGCAAAGTCGCAAGAAACACCATAACGTCTTTGTGGTAGAGAAGATGAAGATGAAGTTCCACCAAAATATGTACCACCATCGTTAACACGTGGACGGAAGTCAAGAACGTCTCTTAAACTTACTGATCTACCAGAAATTTTACTGTAGAATGTTGGGATTTCTTCATAAAGAAGATCTGGGTATGAGTCAACAGAAAGATAATCGCCAGCAGAATGATCGAAATACTCAAAAGTAATTCTCATCGGACCAGTTGGGAATGGAATATTTTTCTTCTTAACTAATCTTCCCAAATCGTAATGGGTATCTCGTTGACCATCATCAACAATGTAATTGCTAGTGATGTCAATTCCTGAACCTGTTGTTTGACCAACGATTGTGTTTCCGAAAATAACATTTGGGAATGTTTCAATCTTAAGAACACGATAGACATCTGCTTTCTGAAGATTGATAATGTCTAATTCTACTGTTGTCTGTAGAGTTAACTCAAGTGTAAATGTTCTTAGAGATTTAACTTTTTCTTTAGCAGTAAACAAACGCTTTCTTGTTGGAGCATAGATTACATACGAATCGCTTTGAAGAGAAGCAAGATTATTTCTAACTGTAGAAGCAGCATTTAATCTAATAATAGCTGTGTTTAAAGTTGTAACACTCACATCAACAGGTGTCACTGTTTCGCCTGTGTTTTGATTAATAACAATATAATCGCTTACTACTGTGCTGAAAAATTGGTCTGGTTCTGTGCATGAGAATGAGATTGAGCAGAATGGTGAACCAGTATCTGCTGTTCCAGTAAATCTTTCAAGTACAGTGTATGATGTGTTAAAATCAGAAAGAGATGTACCACCACGAATAGTGTAGATATCTTTCTTCGGCATGTCAAACAGAGAATCAAAGTTTTCTGGATCTTGATATACGCAATCTGCTCTATACAGTGTACCACCGAGAGTTAATGTTGAGTCGTTAATTGTACGAATCGTTGTATCAGAACCTTGAACATCTCGAACGAAGAACAATTGTTGTGGGCTGTTTGGCATCCAAACAAGATCACCAGCACGAAGTGTAGCACCTGAAGTAAACTTAGTGCCAGAACCTGTTAAAACAGTACCAGATGTTGGAACAGTAGCAGAACCAATGTTTGTTGTGTTGTACGCAGTCGGCATTACCAACGCACGGAAACATCTTGGATCTCCACCCGTTGATGTAGAACCAAGACTTAATGGTGTTCCGATAACACGAACCTTGGAGAAGTCCTCTCCAGGATTAATTTGCACATCCATTAAAGAAATCTTAGAAATTCTTCTTCCGTTTAGAAGTTCTCCTGGCTCTAGGTAGCGAATTCTAGCAGTTCCGATTCTAGTTGTGTGTAAGTAAGGTGCGCCAGAGACTGATTTTGGAAATATAGTTGTTGTCGCATTATCTGCTTTGATTTTAGCAACATGATATTCTGATGAACTTGGCATCACAATACCGTATGTTAATCTTGCGCCAATGGTTCCTGGAGAAGCAGAACCAGATGCGTCATCACTAGCGGAAATTGTTCCGATTGTGTTGGATATGTTTGCTGGTGTTTCAACTTTAAATAGATCAACAATCTGCAATCCGTCAATATCAGGTGTACCGTATACAATAACATCAAGTAGATTACCAATAGCAGTAGCAACACCAGTATCTTCTAGTTGCGTATATGTTCTTGCCTTTGGTGCCTCAACATAGTTTGTTCCATTAGTTTCAAATTCAAAACCACGGATATATGCTTTGCCTGCCTTCATACCGAAAGCAACTTTTTCTGTATCGCCACCTTCTTCTTCTTTATATAAACCGTAGTCATACTTTGGTTTAAGCGTGTATCTCCAACGAATACCACCATCGCTTGAAGAACCAGATACATGTGTTGGTGCTGATGTTCCAGAAACACCAGTGTTTAATGCGACATAAAAATTAGTAACATTTGTTGTTGGGTCTATATAATATACAACGTCTCCGAGTTGATAGTTTCTAAGACCTGCCCATTGTCCTTGGTCAGAATCTCTATGCTCTTTAATCTCCATTTCGAATGAGCGAACAGTATAGTCGCCTGATTCATCGAATGTTCTACGAGCAAGGATTTCCTCAAGATATGCTAAGTCAGTTCCTTTTGCTCTAAATTCTAGATTACCTCTACGAAGTCTAAGAAGTTCAATAAAGTTGTCATCAGCAAAACCGATTTCTTTTTTAACAAGAACAAGTTCGATTTTATAACGATGCGCTCCTGGAGCTGTGTAATTTGGTGATCCAGTAGAATTGTCTAACAGTGTTGTATCTTCTTCTGGTGTAACAATTGTTTCGTTTACTTGTAGACCGATAGAAGCAGTTGAATCAACTCTAAATTTGTCGATTGTAATATCTTGACGATCTACTTTTACAAAGAATCCATTAACAAAGAAAATTCCTGGCTCAATGTGAGCGATCTTTGCTAAATTTTGGAAATCAGTTACGTTCTGAATTCTTACTCTGTAAGTTGCTGTATCTGTTGCGACAGTAAGAATTTCGTTTTGATTAAATTCTTTTTCGCCATTCTTACCACTTGTAATATATTTTACATATAATAGTGGTGGGTTTCCGTCAGAATCTGAATTTTCTGCGAAAACAATCTTGGCTCTAACTTCTGTAGTTTCACCAAGAGCTTCGTAATCTTTTAATGAGGTAAGGAAAGTTTCGACGCTGGCAGCAGTATTAACTTCAAGTGGTTCAAGTTTAAGAGAATTAAAATTGATTGTTAAAATTTCTCCTGGAACAACTCTCGATTTATCCTTAAAAAGGAAATCGCCTACACGAGAAACTTGTTTCTGTAGAATTGTTTGTAACTGTGTCAGTTCTCTAGCCTGAACAGAATATCCAGGTCTAAACAATACTCTGAGAAACTTTTTCGCCTCATCGTAATCGTCATAGTAAGGTGCTGTATTAAAATCCATGTGAGTTTTTTCCTTTTGTAACTAATCTATTTAGTTAGAATTCTAAAACAAATCTTTGTTTTTCTGATTGGTTTCTGGTCAGAGCATTTCTATATTCAACATAAATCATATTACCAGAGTATGGCTCTACATCAGCAACTTCCACAGCATCTGTTCCATTGTATGTAAATGATTGTGTTGACGATGTTCCAATGCTCGTTATGTTTATGTAAATATTAGCTGAAGCATTTGCTGATGTAGTAGCAAGTCTTACAGTATTTGCGTCTACATATATTATGTAGTATGTTGAACCACTAGTTATTGCTGGTGTTCCATTCATACCAGTACCAGAATCAACTCTAAAAACAACTGAATCGCCTGTATTAAAACCATGATTGTTGATTGTAATTGTGTCTGATCCAGTTGAAACTGCTGCAGCAGCAAAGGTGCTGTATGGTCCAAATGCAATAATCGATCCACCACCAATCTTGGTTAACGAAACAGCAGAAGTAGCAGCGTTTAATGTTTCTGTTGTAACTCTTTGTTCTGTTGTTTGTAAATAACTTAAATACTTCTTGTTTGGAGTTGTTGTTGTGTCAGTTCTTTCACCAACAACAGTTAGAACTGCATTTGAAGTTCCGCTTGTAGCTGTATAATACCTATCTCCGAAAACTGGAGTTGTTCCGCTACTAACTTGATATCTCACTTCTTTAAAGTTCGAAAGATTTGTTGCTGTAGAAATAGTTGATGTTCCAATATTAAAAGGATCTTCAATCAGACCCACTGTTCTGTAAACCAACCCAGCTATTTCGCCAGTTATATATCTTTTTGGTGCAGTTCCTCTTGTTGAATGATATTCTGTCAAGTAAGAGTTCAATACAGAAAATAACAAGAAATTTGGCTCTATTTCTTTTTCAATGTTTGCTCCGAAACCACCTGTAGGCGCAATAATTGCTCTTGCTGTTGCAGCAACTGTTGGTGAACCACCACCACTTATTGCTAATTCAACATATGTATATCCAGTTCCTGAAGCAGTAACAGGAATATAAGCAACACCACCAGCTGATAGAACTGGAGTGCCAAGTGTAAGACCTGTTCCATTACCCTTTACAGTTACTGTTGGTGCGCTGGTATAGCCTGCTCCACGAGTAGTCATAACAATAGCAGAAACACCACCAGATATTGTGGTAGTAGATAGAGTAGTTGGGATTGGCGAATGAAGAGTTGTCATGTAATCATTAATATCGCCTGTAGAATATGTTCCCAAATATTTCCACTTATAACCATCAGCCAATGTGTTTATTCCCGATGTTGTGAATGTTGGTTTTGTTGTTGAGGCGATTGGATAACCAGTAGTTGTGCTTCTATTATCAATACAACGATACAATCTGTAAGTTCCAGCATCATCCACCACAACAAGGTTGTTTGATCTAGATAAAGAAAGTGGTTTTGTGTTTACATATTCACCAACTAAACTAACACCAGTAACAGTTGAACCATCATAGTCATCTCTATACATATCATAATATTGCCCATTCGTCCAGTTAACTCTTCGGAACGCCAGTTTGCTTACAGCTGAAGTTACACGATATAAACCAATAATGCCATCCCAAACTTGTTTTTCTATCAAAGGTGTATCCGTTGGAATTGGTGGGTTTGTTTCGTTGAACGAACCTCCTGGATATGTAGCCCAAGAAACAGGGTTTCCAAAAAAGTAATAAAGTTTAGTTGTGCCTGCAGCCAGCAGGTCATAATATGCCTTTGCTGACTGGTATTTGGTTTTGTCTTTTATAATTGCGTTCTGTGGCATTTTATGTCGTTGTCTCAGTTGTTGATGTTGCAGTTCTTGTATTATTTATTACGCCATTTGTTACTGTTGTATTTCCAAGTCTACTTACACCAACGTTTTCAGTGAAGTAATCAACCTCTCCAAAGACAGCAAAACCAGCTGGATGAACGATCTTATTGAAGTACTGTTCCCAGTCTTGATAAGAAGAACCAGAACGGATAACATATGAGTAATCTTGGTAGTAATATGAATCTTGTAATTTTGAAGAAGGAACAAGAAGATTCTTATCATTCTCGTAGTTTGTAACAACACCATTTGCTCTAGACAGCGTAACCTCTCCAGGATACAAGTTTATATATGGATCATATATTTTATATCTTATTGTTCCATTAGAAACATATGTTGAAAATGCGCTCGCATCAACTAATGTAGTCAAAGACAGATCAGTAAACAACATAAACTTATTGTATGCGGTAACTTTTACAAAATACGAATTGTTGTTTAGTTGAGTCATTCCAGAAACACCACTAATACCTATTCTCTCACCATCAACTAAATTATGCGCTGCTGATGTTGTAATAACACATGGTTTACTACGTGTAGCTCCAGTGATTGTTGCTGCTAAACCAGTAGAAGCAGTCGCACCACTTAGAACACCTGTTACTGTTACTCCTGTGAATAGTGTATTAAAAGATGTATATACTAATCCTGGATCATTTTTAATAGTTAGATAATTTTGTGTTGTCCTTAGAACTGTAAAAGTATTGCTACCAAATCCACCTATTGTAACTGTTTCGCCAACTTGGAAGGTACCAACCAAATTAGATAAGAAGAATGTCACTGGAGCATAACCACCTCTAAAAACATTGTGTGTTCCACCATCAATAAATTCAACGTCACTTACTTTACCAATATCTTTCACTGATGGATAAACTTTACCACCAGTTCCTGTTCTTCCACTTCCAGGAACAACAGAGACAGAAGGAATTAATGGATAAGAACCTTTGTTGGTTACTTCGATTCTCTCAAGAGCACCTGTTTCTCTTTGAATTGTTCCTGGCGAATATATGATAGTAAACTCTTCGTATCCTGTTCCAGTTACAGCAGGACTAGTAAGTTGTAAACTTGCCATATTCAGCAATGAGTCTGGAATTAAATCATGTGTTTCTGTTGGTCTGTCAGCCATCATCGTTGTGCCATTGACAGTAAAAGAAACAGATGCTCCAATGTCAGATGGTACTACTACTATGTTAGCAAACGCATTCGCTCTCGTTGAAGCCAATTGAAATTCAGTGCCGTTTGTTTTAATCGCATACATAAAGGTTGACCACCCTGTTGGCACAGCAATTCCTGATACTTGAACTTGATCTCCTGTATAAAATGGTATTGTTGTACCATTAGTGACAACACGACCAGTAGTAGTGCTTATCGAAGAGATCTGCGCACCACTTAAAGTGCCAGTAAGTACGGATAATCCAACTGACTCTCTTATGCGTAACTGATCTACGCCAAAAACATCAACTTCAAGTGTTTGCGCCACACTATTCTCATTACCACCAGCAAACACTCTTCTTATTGGGTAAGAAGTTACCCTATCGCCTGATTTCAAATTATGTGGCGAGAAGTCTGGTGTTTGAACATAGTAGTTAGTGTTAATATTACCTTCTCTTCCACGAGCAAAAAGAGCAAAGTTTCCTGCGCCAGCAATCACACTTGTTAAATTGATAGCAACACCAGATTCTGCATCTTCGTTTGTTAGTGCCAACTTTAATGTGTTTGGTGTATTGCTGATTACATAATATGTTTGATTATCATTCAAACCACCAATTGATTGTAAAGGAGCTGCTGTATATAGATCAAAAACTACACTGTCGCCTGTTTCTAATTCATGATTTGGGATTGTAATAATATCACTTATCGTATCAACAGCAGTGGCTAAGAATAAAAGAAAAGTTTGATATCTTCTTACATCATAAGACAAATCTTTAAAGGAATTGAAATTCAAAGATTGTGGTAATGCTTGTAAGTAACATACCTTTTCAGTTGTTGGGCTCGCAGTAAGCGCAACAAAAGAATTAGAAAAGTATTGGCTTGAATTTATGGCTAATCTTATGGTGCTATTACTAACAACACTAACATAGTAAGAAGCATTATCCGTCAATCCAGTTGGTGCAGTTCCATTAAAATCGCTTCTGAAACGAACCCACATACCACTAGTAAAACCATGTTGTGGAATAGTAATAATTCCAGGAGTTCCTGTGGTTACGTCTGTATTTGGATTGAAAGATCTTGTTAAAAGAATATCGTTTTCTCTGTATGCTCCAGAGAATTTTCTGCTACCAATTGGATTAGCAAAAGTTGGATTTACGTTTACGCCACTAACAATAGTATTTCTAAAGAAATCGTTTGGTGGTGTATTATTTCCAAAATTAGGTGTACCACCTGCGCCAGAAGTTCCTAAGAAAGATATCGAATTAGTTTCTGCTTTCGCATCAGCTTCTGTTGTATAAAAATTTATATATTTTCCATACGCATTTTGTGACTTATTGATGTATAAATCCAACATAAATGCATCTTTGTAGGAACCATTAGTGTTGGTAATAAGTTGTGTTGCTACGTTTTGAGCATCAGAAACTTTATCAATAATATAATCATTCTTAATTAGCGATTTTACTGTTACAATATAATCTCTAACTGTTGTGTCTGGAGTTATCAGGAAATTTGGAGACCAACAATTGAAGAACTCGAATACTGTCTTTGTCGCATCTGTTGACACCTGACTATATTCTGCTTTATTGCAGTAATAAACAATATGTTTCTTTTCATTTGTTGTCGCAAGCGATGGTGAAAAGAAGTCAATCATAATAGTTGGTTCCATCGTTGTGATGTTACCTTGCGCTCTGCTCTTGTATGTTACTGTGTCAGAAATAGAATTAATTATGTTTCTTAGATTAACCTCAAATGGTATATCAAATGTTGAATTAAGCTCTTTTGGTAAAGTAAATCCTATTAAGAAATATTCTTTTCTTCTATTTGTGCTAGCATTTTGAGGCACACTACTTCTAAATGAATTGTTATTACCAACAACAAAGCTGTCGCCATCAAGTGTTGTAAAAGGAACAATACTAATTTGTCTGTTGTTGTTTAACTCAAATGCCTTTGTTGTCCCGAAAACAACAGACGCACCATTTGGGTGAGTTACCATCATATTCGTACCATAATTGGCAATCTCTCCAGGTCCTGAAGTATACTCTGAATAATTGGAAGGAATTGCGCCAACAACATATTTTGCATCTTCACTATATTCATCGTAAAATTGTGGTGGTGCTGTAACAAATGCTTCCTGGAATAAACTCAGGTCAGCGTAATCGTTCCATGTTCTTGTGTCTCTTTGATCACCTCTGTTAATATCATCACATGACTGTAATGATTTTCTTTCAACCATTACTCTGACTTTTGCATATTGAGGAAGATCTATTTCTTTTAAAGATTGAACAACACTTTTTCTGGCATTTGGATTATTCGTTATTGTTAAGTATGCGCCATATCTATTAATGTTGGTGAGCATAAACGTGAATAGATCACCAACAACATAATCATATTCTGTGCCATCTGTAATTGTTCCGTTAGATATTCCTGTGATTATGGCAGTATCTGCAGAAGTAAGTGTTCCGCTATTATCAATATCCCCCAACTTTCTTACAGCGTCAATTAGTGTGTCGCTAAACAATTCTTTACCTGGACTTGTGCCAGCAATCGCTTGTGTGAGAGCAGTGGCTAATGTTGTATAATTGATAACATATACAGGTGTAATTGTTTCATATGCTAGGTACGGATATGTTGGATAGTCTTCTTTTTCTTGCAGAGATCTCTTATCCTGCTCAAGTTCTAGATTAACTTGATTCCCAGAATTCAGTTCTTCCCTCTCCATAATAATATACTCTGTTGTTTCGAATATACTTTGGTAAAGGTAATATCTATTTCCAGTATACGTATAGTTGTATCCTGTTCTAATTTTTGTAGTATTATCAATAGGAATCGCTGGGTCGAAATTATATGGAAGTGTTAAATCTCTGTAACCAGCACTTGCTCGTTTAGCATAGATGCATAATTCTGGAGAAGTAGCAGATGTATAGTCAACTGGATTAACAATACCATCACCAATTATACTTTCAATATAGTGCACACCAGAAGAAACTGACGAAATATTTAAATTTGTTCCAGCAGCATACGTTGTTGCTGTAACACTCGTTAAATTAAAAGTTGCGTTATTAATAAATTTAACAAAATAGCATTGACCATCAATCATACCACCATGCGGAGTATTACCATTACTATTGTATCTTACGATTTGATTGTTTACAAATCCATGACCATTTGGTGTTGTGATTACATTAGTTGATGTGTTTATTGATGTGATTTCTCTTCTAACAAGAATATCGCTATCAACTTCATCTTCGAATCGAATGTAATCGCTATAACTACTTTCTAATGTGAACTCATCTCCAGATGCTACTGTTCCTGTAGAAAATCCAGTTGTATCAGCTGTTTCTCCAATTAAGATATTTGCTCTAATATTATATTGAACAGGCATTACATAAATTTTAAAATTAGTAATGGCGTCTTTCTTAAATACGAATCTGTATTCCCATGGTCTTTCAGTGTTTACATTATGACCATATGTAGTATTAGTTTCTCTGATATAAAGAAGTGGTCTTAACTCTGGATCAAATCCCTTTTCTGAAGTTGGATATAATCTTGTTAGAGTAGATGAGAGTTCTGGATAAATTCCAATTTGAGATGTTTGATTTAGATGACCAATAGCATTATCCATAATATACTGACCATCTAAATCCCAGCTTGTGATTGTATTGACTGCTGGTGCTGCGTTTACATTAGTGGTTTTCCCTGTTAATTCATAATACAATAAATTGTTGTAATCATTTTGAGTTGCGAACTCAAATATAATTGTTGCTGGTTTTGTTGTAAACACCCCCGAGCTTAAAGGAAACCCAATAATAAGTTCTTCGTCTTGTAGTTTTACAGTGATGCCTTCGTTTCTTGCCCAATTTAACATGAAGTTGTATTGAGCACCACAAGGTGGTAAGATTGCTCTCATCAAACCTTGATCGTATGTATATGACGCTCTTGAATATGTTAGGCTACCATTCTCTTGGTTTTCGATCAAGAAACAGTGTTCATCTGATGCTAAAGAATTTGGTGATACATTCTTTTTAGAAAGATCAGACATGTAAAGATTTGGGTTTAATGCCTTACTCGAGAACATTCCATATTCTTGTCTAATCTCGTTTCCATCTTCTAGAGATATTCTGTCTTCAGTTTCAAACCAATCGTATAAAGAACTTTCAGAAACAACTTCATCGTTCAATGTTGATGCGATTTTTGCTTTTGCTGCAATAGATCCATTAATACCAGTAAACTGAACCTCATCGAATATAGAATAATTGTCACCAGCAGTTTCTACAGCAACGCTTTCAATTGTTCCATATGTTGTATCTTTTACTGCAACATTTTCAGTATTTCTATCTGCTGTTGGAAGTAAAATCTGATCACCAGGAGCAGCATTCATACCAGAAGCAGATATTTCCGATAATGATAACTGTGTTACCAAACTAAATGTAACGCTCGCACCAGTATCATTAAGAGTTGAATATACTATTTTACTTGCGTCAAATGAAAGAACTAGATTCTCTGCGCTGATATACAAACTACCAGTTACTGTATCATAATCTAATACAATAGCTCTTACTGTTTTATTTCCATTGATTGGGTCAATTTGCCATATTTGCTGACCAATCAATTGACTTACGGTTCCACTTGATAGACTGTTGATTTTAATTTTATACAGCTTTCTCCATTTACCCATGTTTAGTTTAAGTATATCCTCTTTCGGTAGATATACTTGAACTTCTTCACCATATAAAATTCTAAAGAACGACTTGATAGAATCAATAGAACCCTTCGAGTTATAGAACTCTGCGATGTTTTTTAATACAAGTTTTTTATCTGCCTCAAGAACCTGAGGGAAATCTGGAAGAAATAATGTATAAAACTGACTTAAAATGTCATCGCTATTTGATTCGTCAACATCAAATAAGTTTTCTAACTGCCTAATGACACCAAGTGCCTTTGTGTTTTGTTCAAGGTATTCATAATATTTTTGTAGGAATGTGATGAATTTTGCGTAATCAGAACGCATAAATTCTGGTGCTTGGTAATTAATTACCGTAGATACATTGGGTTTCACAACAGCCATTTACTTACCTTATCTAATCAGTGGTTTTCTTAAATCGATCGTCGCTGTAATTGTGATATCGCTATCAACCAATGTAATAATTTGATTTCTTACAGATCTAATATCTGGATTTGTAGGAACTACATTAATTTTGCAGTTCTCTGTCAATTGAGAGAAAGCGACATTTGGAATATTTAACTCTCCTGCTGTATAGTTTACAGTACCGAATGATGTATTAATGTTTACTCTTGCGTTGTTCAAGAAATAATATTGCACAAGATTACCATTACCATCATCGTCAAAATAATAATCAGTTGAATCGCCAACTATTCTAAACGCAGTTGTTGACACAGATCTAATTGGGTTTACAAATTTAATTGTGTAATCAATCGGACTCTCATTATTAACAGGCAAATATTTGTATAAACCAACATCTGTGTTGTTGTTTAATATCGATTTGTTTGTAAAATCTATTAGTCTTGTGATTTTAGATTTTCTACAAACCACATCAAAATTATCTAAGTCACTATCTCTGTAATTTTGAATCGTTGTTCTTACAAGACCTGTTAGTGTTGCTTCAGGAATTGTTGTTTGAGATGGATCATAAAAATAGTTTGTTGTCACAGTAGCATATAGATAATCTGGATCAATAAATTCTGGTGTTATACCAACGACATTCTTGTTCTTCAAAATGGTAACAAGATCATCTTTCGTTTCGCTACTTAAGAACAACCCATTGGTTGGTTTTGCGACAATAAAAACTTTACCATAAATTGGTGGGTCGTTTGATTCACCACCCCATGCGCTGATCGCTTCAATATCTGGGTATTCTGCTAAAATAATATTCTTGTAATCTTCTGCAGTTACAGCTCTATTTTGAGAAACGAAAAACTTTGGTGCGTTGTATTTTATTGAGTTAACAGTTTCTCTATCTCTACCACCAGAAGATTTCGCAGCAAGAGTAATCGCATAACTCACTACAGTAAATCCAGCAGTAGATCCAAGATTAAATGAGTTGGCATTATTTGTCAATGTGCCATTGCTTGTTAAGTAACTAAATCTAACTATGTTACCATCAACAAGAGCCTTTCCTACATTACCATCGCCGAATACTAATTGAAATAATCCGTCACGTGTTTCTTCTAAGAAATAAACAGGACTTGTTCCAGTAACAGCAACAAATTCGTCAGCCAGTGTATATGTTGTTAATGTTGTATCAACCGCACTGTTTTGCACCTCAACCAAAAGTGTTGATGTATCAACATTATCATTCGGAATTAAAAACTTTGTCTCTGCATTGGCAACAGTATAACGATAAGAAAGTGGTTTACCTTCAACAATCTCTACGTTAGAAAATAAGAACGTATTTGCAGATATCGGTGTTGCTGTTATTGAAGCAAGGTTATAGTAAGTGTAATCAATGCCATCAAAACTTGTTGTAAATGTTGTATACTTTGGAAGTGTTAATGACTGTGGAGAACCTGTAACAACAACCTGTAAATTGACTCTTGCTCTTGGAGAAATAACAGATCTTGGTGTATAACCAAAGTGCTTTGCTAAAGAAACCACAGAAGCACGTTTAGAAGCACTGTCTAAGAACATCTCATTAGCGATTAAGTTTGCATAAATCGCATTATAGTGTGTATTATACGCAAGTAAATCTACCAGATTTGAAAGGGCTGACCCTTCAAAATCATAATCTGTGAATTCGGCTTGTGCTTGTAGATATTCTTTAAGATTCGATTTTATTTCATCGAAGTCTAGTTCCGTGACTCTTAGTTTTGATGTTTCTGCCATGTTATCTCGTTCTTTCTAGTGTAAGGTCTAACTGATCCAAGACATTTATACCAACAATTGTATAGATAACAGTCACGTTTACTTCATTATTATCGTCTGAGACGATCACGTTTACGTCTTCAAGATTTACTCTTGGTTCAAAGTTTTGTATTGTATCAATAATACCTCTTTGTAAGGTTTGTCTTAGGATTGGTGTTGATAACTCAAACAGTAATCCTTTTATTGGAGAACCTATTTCGCTGTGAAAAGGTCTCTCAAAATACTGTGTCAATAGCAAGTTTCTTAGAGACTGCTTTATTGCCTCCCCATTTTTCTTAACCGCAAGGTCTTTTGTATTGGGATGTGCTGAGAAAGCGAGATCAAAATCTCTAAAAAAATGATTTGTTCTTTTTATTGTAGCCATAATTGATATTTATTCGTTTTATCCACCGCCACCACCACCATCACCATTAGAACCTCCACCTGAATCACTAACACCAAGGGTATTATCAGATATAGCAATCTGCTGTAAGGCAGTAATTTCCCTTGGCTGTGGAACAGTAAACAATACAGATTCTGGTGCAACAAGTTGCCCAATACCAAGTCTTGGTGTAATCTGCGATACTTTGCTTCTAGCCAATGTTTCAAGGTTTTCAATCTCTTGCAGTTCGCTTGGGATATTATCATAACTGGTGTATACGTTATCATATAAGTCTCTTGTTGAGAACTTTTGTAACAACAGAAATTTCTGAATATCTAATGACTGAACACTCATAATATACCTATAATAATTTAATTTACAAAAATGTCAGCTGATCCATTTGTGGCTGCATCTCCACAAGATCCCAAATGACCTTCTCTACAAACTGCTATTCCATACGCAAAAACGTCTGGACTTCCTTGAGCCATTGTTGCTGCATTGTGTGGTGGTGGTCCATGAGAAGCGACTCTTTGCCCTAAAACAACAACCAAAGAGTTGTTTAAAAATACATTTTTATCAACAGTTGGTGGTGGTGGGAGAAGAATAATTGCTCCCCCCACAGTACTAACTCCAGTTTTTAATGCTTTTGGCATATTATACTACCAAGGTAAAGGTACCAGTTGTACCGATTGTTTTATGATCGCTCATAGTAAACGCTTGCTTTCTTTGCGATCCAGAAGCATTATAAGAAACGTGAATCCATACAGATCCATTACTTAAATACTCAAGAATTAATTGATCGTGTGGGACTTTTTCTCTAATTTCTTGAATTAGATCATAGTGTTTCTTTCTGTCTTTTGGCGTTTTTTTCAACACAATATCACATGCCATTCCTTTTGGATGTTGTGATGTTTTAGATTCTGCGCCAACTAAACCAAGTTGTCTGTAACCAGAGGTAATAAAGATATCTGATTTTGGAATAATCTTAATTAAATTCTCAAGAACGTTTTCTGCCAATCCTTTTAGATTACAAACAATCTGCGCTTTTGTAAGTCCAGCTTGATCCTGTAATTTATGCGGAGAACTCGCAACGCAGATATATCCAGTACCACCTCCTGGAACAAAATCGCCAAGATAAAAGTTTGCTGAGAGTTTAGATGACACTGGGAATTCTGTCATATTTTCAAATCCTGCGCATGAAACAGGTTTACCATCTGGTGGTGGTTTTTGTTGCTGTTCAGTTTTTTCCACTTCGTTTGGTTTTTCATTTGGATTAATAACACCTGAATTTTGTTGTTGTTGAATAAACTTTTCTGGGTTTCCATCATCTGGTGTTTCGTAATATGAAGAATTGCTCAATTTTCTATTCGGTGTTGATAAAGATTCAAAGAATGAATTGATTGGTGTTAGTCTTGCTCCTGCATCATCGATGTCTTCGAACAATGGTTCAAGAGCAAGGAATGGTGGTTCTGCCAGAAGAGCAATCGGAGGTGCTGTTGCAATCTTTCCTGAGTTTAAAAACAATGTTCTGCCCTCAATGTCTAAGCTACCACTGAAACATTTTATTCTGAAGATAAGTTCTGCTCTTTGTTCAATTCTGTTTTTAGCAAACAAATATATTCCATATACACTGTAAAGATTAATATCTTTTCTTGAGTTGAAGTTCATTGTAGCAACTTCACCAGTAGTAGAAATGTTAAAGTTACTTGATGAAGATAGGTTAGCAGCTTGGAATGCTGTCATTGTATAGTTTGCTTTAGCAGTAATATCCATGTTACCCGAAGTCGTTAAAAACATATTAGAAGCAGTAGTAATATGCATATCACTAACTGATCTTAATTTTAATATATTATTAACTGTCATGTTCGCATCATTTAATACACGAACATTTAAATCTTTACAACGAATGTTTAAAGTTTCTGCAACAGAAAGATCCATCTTTCCAGAAACTTCCATATCAACATCATTTCTACAATAAATTTTAGTGTCACCAATAATCTCTACGTTTGCATCGCTTCTGCAAAAAATATTTGTTACGCCATCAACTGTTACATTGTGAGCACCCTTTACATACAAGTATCCATTTCTGTCGATAATTTCGTATGAATCTCCAACAATTTTATGAACCTCTGTTCCGTTACAATCTATTTCTGTAAACGAACCTTTCTTATGGAATAAATGTATTCTCTCGTTTTGTGGGGTGTCATCAAATTCTTGTAAATGTCCAGACTCCGATTGATAAACGTGATTGAATGGATAGATCGCATTATATGGTGATTCTGGTTGATTCCACGTTGCATTAGAAATAGCAACTGGAACTTTCAACTCTCGTGTTGAATCTTTTAAACCAACAGCAGTTTTGTCAACAAACTCGCTACGTGTTAATCTATTTGTATCTGGTTCGTTTAAGAATTCTTTTAATGGATACTTTAAGTTTGGATCTTTGAAACCAAACACAACACCAGCATCAGTCTTAACACCAGTACTAATTGTTCCATCAGGATTTGTGTCACCAAGTGGAACAGTAGATGCTTCTGCTCCAGGTGGAACGTTTTGTGGTAATGTTTCAGGTTTATCGCCCTCAAGAGAAGCATAACCAAGTTGATAAAGATCAGTTGATGTGTTGCCGTAACCATCTTGAGAGTCGCTATTTTTAACTAACGATTGAACTCTTCTAACACCCTCTGGGTGTGCCACGGAAAGATAACCAAGTATTTCTTTTGGATTTGTATTATCTTTAATTATACCCAGTCTCTTAAGTTCAACATAGTTAAAACGTGTATAATCGTCCATAACTGTTTCTTGAGCATCAGCAGCTGCAAGAAAACTCGTTGCTGACACCAGTCCAAGTTTTCCAGACCAGATGGTATCATCTGCTAATTTAAAATTTGATGGAAACACACGTTCGCTAGAAGCACTAAGAACATATGATACATAACCAGTAACAGCAAGAGAATATCCTGTTAGTTGATATTTTCCTAGGCGACCATAAGCATTTACCACACCATAGTTTTGATCACCAACAGTACCTTCAATAGTAAAGTTTGATGAACCTCCTGGCTCAGATGCGCTTTCTAATCTGGCAATAGCAATCTTATATTTTTCAATATCATCTTTTGTCAACGCACCAATAAATTCATTTGCCGTTGGTGTTGTTGCTGCATTTGTTACTACTGTACCACCAGAACCACTTTGAACTGGACTAGAATCTCCAGCATATACAGGGTTTCCATCTTTATCAACAACAGGAACACCCTGTAATGTTCTTAATTCTGTTCCTGTTTCTGTGTTAATTAAAACAGTGTCATCATCACGCAAATAATTTGTGTTTATTTCTTTGTTCTGCGGAATACCACCAATCGTTCCAAGAATAACAGGTTGTTGTTTCTCTTCATCTCTAAAAAATAATATTACCCATGTCCCTTCTACTGGACCAACTGGGCTGTGGCCAATACCATTCATAGCAGCAGATGTTACTGGTTGTAATGGGTAAGCCCAAGGTAATGAATCAGTTGGGAGAATCTTCTTATCTTCTGTATGTAATCCGACTATTCTAACTTGGCATCTACCAAGTTTTAAAGGATCTAATCTGTTTTCAACAACACCACTATAAAATATCATTTCGTACCTTCTTTTGTTAGATCAATTATAAGCGAATCTTTAACTATTGTCAAATACATATTGTGCTTTTCTCTGTTGAGATTGTGACATAAAGAAGTAATCAAGTATCTTCCTGAGAAAGTTTTATCAATAATGTCTTCTTCCGTGTCGGTTGTTTTATATGGGGTATTTCTATAGATATAAACATCTACGATGTCACCAACACATACATTACTCTTTCCAGGAACAGTAATTTCCATCTGGAAAGAATGTATCTCTGCCATCTGCATGACGTTTCTTAAATGCCAACTCTTCATGTCGTCAGAACGAAAGTTGTTAAAATTTTCAAGTGCTCTATTCTTAACATCAATAAATGCTGCAGTTTTCGAAGGAAGACCTGCTGTTGATGGTGGGAATGCATTCAAGTGATTGTGTAGTTTAAATTCGTTTTCGTATTCTTTTGTCTGGACATTATATGTCTTAGTAACAATCTCATGAGTAATTAATTTGGATTTATACATACCATTTTGAATTCTTTCCATATAATCAAAAGCAGATTTTATGTTATATGCATCAATTCTAGAAAGTTCATCAGTCACGTCTCTTTGCGAACCACCACCAGTACCAGATGGATCTCTTGTATTATTATCATAAATGTAATTTGAAACAGGATCTTGTTCAAGTAATTTGTCAATAGATGTATAGTTAAATCCTCTTGCGTTTTCAAAAAACACAAAGTTCGCTGCATCGTTTGTTTTTGATATCGATCTCTTAGCCAAATAGTTTATATTTGTTAGAGGAGACCAGTAATTAGAAACATATGTTATTGTGTTTTTTGTATCTTCTGATGTAATTTGTTTTTCAGATAAAAGATCGTTCTTGATAAATCTCTTCACAAGTTCACTAATCTGTCCACTGTATCCTTTACTCAATTTACTGTTCAAGTCTCTAACACCCTCGAATGAAATAAAATGTAAAGTATACTGGACAGATCTTTCGGCTGAGTATTTTCTATCAGTCATTTTATAGATATAAAATGCTTGCTCTACAAGAGCAGCTTTATCTGACATTGATGGTGTCTTAAAAGTAAGAAGTAATTTTTCTTCGCCAATAAATGGCATTAGATTTACTAAATCCTGAGCATCATTTAATGTGATGTTGCCAGACAATGTTGGGGAAAACATATCTTCGTATACATTAATATCGAGAACGAAGTTGTAAACATCTACGATCAACCCTCTGGCTGATCCAATCTTCACATCTATGAGTTCAAAATCGCCAGCAAATTTTATATTCTGATCGATCACTTCATAATCTCTCTAAATTGCCTAAACACTTCACCAACAACTTCTGGTGGTACTACTTTTACTCTTCTTTTGGATTCATTTACGTTTGATTCATGTTCGTAATTTGTTACTGGTGTAGCATCAGCAATTCCAGCTGGATTCACGTAATCAGAATTTACCCACAAACCATCAGCAGTTTCATAATGATGAGTGTTATTGATGTTAGCGATTCCATACTTATCATTAATGTAAACTTCTAGAGCACCTTGTTGCAATGGGAAGTCATAAATGTAATCGTATCTCTCATTGACAAGCATGATTATCCAATGTAAAAATGGTGTTCCGTAAAACTTCTCTGAAATTATTTCTGGCGTCTCACCATCACGAATATCGTAATCATTATAGTAAACAATTTTAGAAAGTAATTCAGTTTTTAAACGAACATTGGTAACGATATCAGATACCAATATCTCTTTAGCGACTTGCCCAAACTCTGAGAAGTCATAAACTATTAGTGGGAAATTTTTAAAGTATGACATATTAGAATGATGGTAAGGTTGGGTCGGTGTAATCTTTGTCTGTGAAACGTTCTTTTGTCAATGTTTCTAGTTCTAAGAATTGCATCTGAACATTTATTTGAGATGGGAAGCCATCTTTGAATGTAGTAAACTGTCCATTTGGTGAGTAGTTTACATTCATATCCGTTAAAACGCAAGTAGAAATTCTATTTAAATGGGGATGCTCTTTGTCTCCGAAATAGTAAACAATATCAAACTCTGAAGGAAACAAGTAAAGCATTTTGTTAATAGAGTCTTGAAACTCTGGGTGCATATGATACTTAAACAGATTTATAATTCTTTTAATATTTGACGCTTCTTCTGGAGATCTTGGAGCAAACTGATAATTAAAAGAAAATCTACGAAACTCCATAGATTTAAATAATTGTTCTTTTCTTGGATTTGGTGCTGCTTTGTATAGTGATGATAACAGCCCTCTTGCTGGATTTATCTCTAAACCTTTCACAACTGCTGCTTTCGCACCAGTATTTACTGCACCTGCGCCACCTGTGGCAACTTCACCTGCTGCTCCAAAAATAGCACCAAGTTCTTCTTCACCATAAGAAGCTCTATATCCAACCTGAACCTCTTGTGGGACATGCAGCGCAATAGCTGACTTCAATCTTTTGATTTTGTTTGTTGGTTTTAATCCAGTTGCTGTCTCGAGCACTTTACCATAACCAACCTGAGCACCAGCCAAAGCACCACCCTGTACTGCTCTAGCACCAGCTGTGCCAAGTGTTCCTTTCAGGAATGTAGCAGTTCCACCCTTTGTTCCGATAGAACCTGAGTGTCTACCACCACCTTCAAGTGTACCAGCAACTGCGCCTACTGCTGCGCCACCTGTTGCTGCCGTTCCAGCAGCAGCACCGATAGATGCTTGTTTACCTTGAATCGTATTTTGTTCTGTTTTATCAACGTCTCCAACAACCTCTGCTTTCGCTTCTGTAAATACACGTGATTGGTCTGAAACATTAATATAAAAAACTACATAGTTAAGATACTTCTCATTGTAATAGTTATTTCCAGCAACCTTTGCTGCTGATGAATTAGCGTTGGAGAAAAGATCCATTGGATAATATAGATTTTCTACATTATATTTGTTGGGTTGGAACGTTTTTTCTCTACTGACCGTAGCAGTTGTTGGTGTATCAACTGCTTTTCCAGTGTTTGTTGATTGTTTTGACTGGTTTGTCATGCTGTTCCTAAATAGAAAGGTTGTTATTTATTATATTTATTCATGTTTCATCAAGGCAAATTTAGACCAAAAAATCCAAAAAAGTATATTGGAGACCCAACTAACATCATATTCAGAAGTAGTTGGGAGCTCAAGTTCATGTCTTGGGCTGATCAAAAAGAAAGTATTGTTAAATGGAGGTCAGAGGAAACGATCATACCCTATCGTTCACCGATTGATAACAAAATACATAGATACTTTGTAGACTTTCAAATACAAGTTAGAGATAAGTCTGGTTCTCTACAAACATATTTAATAGAAATAAAACCAGAGAAACAAACAAAACCCCCTGCAAAACAACAAAAAGTTACAAAAAAATATTTACAAGAAGTTTTGGAATGGGGTAAAAACGAAGCCAAGTGGAAAGCAGCAGAAGAATATGCTAATGATAGAAAATGGAAATTTATAATTTTGACTGAAAACGAACTTGGCATAAAGCCATCTTGGTATAACAATAAATAGTAAACTATGGCAAAAACACTTGAACAAATATTCAATGACTCTGCTTACGACATTACAGCAACAAAAAAGTCGCAGCAGTGGTTCACATCACAGGTAAAGAAACTGGCTAATGTAACAACTCCCCAGAATCTGGTCAACAGTGGAACTCTAACAAATACGTTAGTTCCAGGCAGTATGTATCTGTTTTTCTATGATCCAAAAACAAAAGACACTTTACCATATTTTGATAGATTTCCTCTTGTTTTACCATACGAAAAAACACCAGATGGGTTTATGGGTTTAAATTTCCATTACCTACCACCAATCTTAAGAGTTAGACTTTTAGATAGACTTATGATGTTTAAGACATCTAAAGAGTTGACTGAAAGAACAAGAATAAAATTTACATATGCTGTTTTGAACAATGCATCTAAATTTGCTCTGGCAAAACCATGTATAAAAAGATACATAACTTCCCATGTAAGAAGCAAGTTTTCTTTAATTTCTTCAGAGGAATGGGTAACAGCAATGTTACTACCAGTAGAAAGATTCGTTGGTGCTACAAAAGAACAAGTCTGGAGAGATTCAAAAAGGAACGCAATCTAAATGGCTACATTAAACGAATTCATATCAAGAATAAAAGGCGATGGTCTTGCCAGAGAATACAGATTTGAGGTATTAATAACACCACCACTTTCTGTTTCTTCTAAAATAGGCACTACAGAAAAACTTGTGTTTTACTGTCAGTCAGCAACAATGCCAGGAATTAACTTCTTATCAAACCCTGTGTTAACATTTGGTGAATCTAGAGAAGTAATTTACAACAGAACATTTGAGCCAGTAGAATTAGAGTTCTTAGTCAACTCTCAAATGGAAGCAAAAACATATTTCGATCAATGGTCTAACGTAATCATTGACCCAGTAACAAGATTGTCTGGTTACTATAACGATTACGTAGGAACAATCGATATCTCACAGTTACTTTATCAAGTAGGTGGGAAAGAAACGAGATATACTGTAAGGTTATATGAGGCATTCCCGAAGGCAATACAAGCAATACAATATAGTGCTAGTTCTAAAGAACTGACTAAATTAAGAGTTTCAATACAATACAAGTATTGGGACGTAATAGAAAGACCAACTGTTGTTAGACAAACTACGTTGGATGTTCCAAACAGTCAATCAACAGATTCACCAATCTAATAGGAGATTAAGATGCGCATCGTAGCACAATATAAAGAAGATACCAAACAAATTTTTCAAATTAGTGTTTGGCCAGAAATTCCAGATTCAGCAAAGAATTTTCTTGATATAACTGATCGTGAAGGTTCAACTGGTAACGTATCAAGTTTACTTGGGAAATATGTTATTAATGATCAAATTACAGATTCAGTAACACAGTCTGCTCCTGTTGTAGAAGCAGAACCAGTTGAAGAAACACCTGCTGAAGAACAATCTGATGAGTAATAACCTCGAAGACTGGATGAATCGTAAATGGCGACCAGCCATGGGTTGGATGTACATGACTGTGTGTATAACCGACTTTATTATTTATCCAGTTCTTTGGGCGATTTTTCAAAGTATAAATGGTGTTAGTCCTATTAAACCATGGGAACCATTAACTCTACAAGGTGCTGGTTTGTTTCATATGGCTATGGGTGCTGTTCTTGGTATTGCAGCTTGGTCTCGTGGCCAAGAAAAAATTATTGCTATGACTGAAGCGAAACAAGTACCAGAAATTAAAGGAGTTCCAACAATTGAAAATAGATGATAAATTGAGTGAGGTATTTGATATAGAAGAAGCTGAGCCAAAGAAACAAATCGTTGCTCAAGTTTTACCAGCATCGACAGGCGATAAACTCGAAAATGACTTCGAGGCAGCAAGAAATAATCTTCATCTTCTTTTACTAGATGGACAGCAAGCATTACAGTCTGCGTTAGATGTAGCGCAGCAAAGCGAGCATCCAAGAGCATTCGAAGTTGTTGGTAATTTAATTAAGCAGTTGGCTGATATAAACCAACAACTGTTAGATTTACATCAACAGAAACAAAAACTTGATGAGCCGAAAGGCGAAGCGAAAAAACAAGTTACAAATAACAACGCTATCTTTGTGGGTAGCACAACTGATTTGAATAAACTAATTCAGAATATGGCTAAAGGAGAATAATATGGGGTTGCCAAAATATAGTTACCCAACGTACACCTTGACTGTTCCATCAAATGGAAAGTCATTAAAGTATAGACCATTTCTTGTAAAAGATGAGAAGAATCTTTTATTGTCACAACAGAGCGAAGAACTTATGTCAATGTACGAAACATTGAAAAGTGTAATAGCAAGTTGTATAGTTGATGACACGAAAATTGAAAGTCTAGCAGTGTTTGACTTAGAGTATATCTTTACACAATTAAGATGTAAATCTATTGGCGAACAAGTAGAATTAATATTCACTTGTCAAAACGAAGAATGTAAGAAAAAAGAACCACATACTTTTGCTATTGAAGCCAAAGTAGAAAAAGTAAAAGATCATACTAACAAAATTCATTTATTTGACAACGTTGGTATATTTATGAAGTATCCTGGAAGCGAACAGATGACGAAACTAACAAAGTCTGATATGTCTAATCCAGATGACATTATTGAGTTGATTGTTTCTTGTATAGATTATATCTACGATGACGAAGCAATCTACCACGCAAAAGAACAAAGTAAAAAAGAGTTGGTTAAGTTTGTTGAAGAATTACCTAGAAGCGCAGCAGATAAATTACGTGACTTCTTCGCAACGATACCAAAACTAAAGCAGACTGTTATGTATAAATGTAAGCACTGCGAAACAGAAAGTGCATACGACATAGAAGGAATAGAAAATTTTTTTTGATTTGCCTTAGTAATGACAATTTGAAAAATTATTATGAAGTAAATTTTGCCTTAATGCAGCACCATAAATATTCTGTTGAGGACCTAGAGAATATGATACCCTTTGAAAGAGAAGTGTACGTAGGAATGCTTATGAATTTTCTAGAAGAAGAAAAATTAAGAATACAAGAAAGAACTAGCAAATGATAGACATCTCTGGAAGACAGTCACAGGAAACTAAACTAATTGATACTCTTGACAATTTAAAAGAGGCAATTACAGCCACATATCAAAGAAAAGTCCATGAGAGAGTTCAGGGTGGTGTGGCTGGTGCTGGTATGATGGGTTCTTCATTTTTCGATACGTTAGGACTAAGCGGAATCGCAAAAAATTACAAAGAAAAGGCTGAGATAAAAGAAAAAGATCGTGTTGAAAAAGAGTCTTTCGTACAAGATTTCCAAGATAATAGCGAAGCTGGTAAGGTATTATCAACATCTACAGCAAGAGCAGTTGCTGAAGAGATGTTCAAACAGAAGAAACAAACCGATTCTACTACAACAGAAGATGAAATTGAAGCGAACGAAACTAGAGAAAAGCAATTAGAAGTTCAACAAAAAACAAGTTCAGATATCACTGACCTCTATGTCATCACAGACGACCACTTTAAGAAAACAGACAAATACCAGAAAGATTCAATAAAATTATTAGAAGCAATTGCTGAGACTGGTGCTGGTGGTGGTAAAGGTTTACTTGGTACTGTCGCTGATTTAGCTGGAAGTTTTGGAGGTCGTGGTGGTGCGGGAACTGCAGGAAAGGTTGGTAAACTTGCAGGAATGGCTGGCAAACTTGGTTCAGTCGCAAAAGTTGGTGGTGGTTTATTAGCTGTTGGTACTGCTGCTTATGACGCATACGGCGATTATAGCGAAGCAGATAGAAAAGTTCAGGCTGGTGAGATTACAAAACAAGAAGGACAAGTTGAAAAAGGCAAGGCAGTTGGTGGTGGTATTGGTGCTGCTGGTGGTGCTTTAGCTGGAGCAAAAGCAGGTGCTGCTTTAGGCACATTCCTTGGACCTGCAGGAACAGTAGTCGGTGGTTTACTTGGTGGAGCAGCAGGTTATATTGGTGGTAAGTGGCTTGGTAAAAAAGCAGGTGGTGGTGCTGTTTCTGGATATCAAGCTGTAACTGGAACTGGAGCACCAGAAGCACCAGCCCCAGTCGCTCAACAAATGCAACCTGTCGCTACTCAATCTGAACAAATTGATGCAAGAAAAAAAATAGTAGAAGCAAAAAGAGAATCTTTTAAAAAGCCAGAACCAGTTGTTGAACAACCCAAAACAGTAACACCTGTTACAGAAGCTGCTGTTAGTCCAATGGCAAACAAAACTAGAATGTCAGCAAGTGCTTCGCAACCTGCCTCGCCAGCGTTAGTAAGTAAAGCAGCTCCTGCGCCAGCTGCAGTAGCGCAAGCAGAACCGATGGTTGAGAAACCTGTTACTGCTGATGGTGAAACATATGACAATCGTTCTGCTCTGACTGGTTTCACAAAAGAATATCTACAAGGTATTGTCGATGGAAAGATTTCTGGTGCGCCAATTAGTAACAAGCAAGCAGAAGATTATCTTTCGAAGATCCAACCTGGACAAGCAGGGTATAAAAAGAAAATGATGAGAGGTAGACCTGTTGGTGAAATAACACCACCAACACCGCTGCCAGCTGAACCTGCTCCTTCTGGGCAAGCAGGTGACTTGAGCGCAAAACGTAGTGAATTAATGGACGCAGAATCAGCTGCATCATCTCAGGCGACAACAAACAATACAGTTGTTGCACCAAGAACAACAAATGTTATAAACAATAGTACAACATCTGGTGAACCAAAGTCACCAAGAAACTCAGAATCAACATACCAGAAGTACGCAGAAAGAAGATTCTATCCAGCTTAATGTGAGGTTAATATGTTAGCAGAAATAAAGTATGAATTAAATTTTTTCTCAGATAGTGAATGTGATAGTATCATAAAACATTGTCTGGAGTTTCCTCTTGAGAGATCTAAGTTTGGATATCCCCCAAACGCATTAATCGATACAACGAAAAGAATTTCTAAGTTTGTGAGATTAGATAACAATGATCCATTCTTAAAGAACTTTGCGTTTAATCGTATAACAGAATATGTTAAAAGCGCAAACGAGGAAATATTCCTTTTTGATGTTGATTATAGTAGGGTCTTTATAAACTTCGTTGTTTTTGATGGTGACGAAAAGGGATTCGTTACTAGACACCAAAGTGTTAATTGGATATCGGATTCATTTCAAAACAAATTATACGCAACAATCAATCTATCAAATCCAGAATCATTCGAAGGTGGTGAAAATAGATTCGCCTTTGGAACTAAAGACGAGTTACCAAGAAGATTAGAATCAAGGGGACAAGGAACATTAATGTGTTTCCCTTGCTTTAGATACTTCGAAACCATACCAGTCCTGAGTGGAAAAAAATATATACTAGAATTTTTCTACAGAGGTCCACACTGGAAATAAAAAAAGGGAGCCGAAGCTCCCTTTCTTTTTACTCATTCGCGAGTTTTTGGAAGTAAGACATATCGTCTTCTTCTTCTTCCCCAACAGGTTTAGCTGTCTTTGGAACTAGAGCAGGTTTACTAGCACGAACAGGTGCCTCTGCTTCTGATTCTTCATCTGCCATAGCAGCAGCAGTAGTAACTGCGCCACCACCAGAAAGAACCATTTCTAGTTTACGCTTCAATTCATCATAAGATTTGAAGTTGTTTTTGTCAGTAAACTCTGACAATTTATTTTGCTTAGAAACAATAGCAAGAAGTTTTTCTTCATCGCCAGCGAATAGTGCGCTTGGTTCAGCAAAAACAGATTGGTCATAGTTAGAATAACCATCTACTTTACGCATGCGAAGTTTAAAGTCAGCACCTTCCCAAAGATCAAAAACCAATACTGGCTTCTCGTCCTCGAAAGTTGGCTTCGCTTTATCCATAATCTTGTCAAAAATTTTCTTACCAAACTTAAACAAGAACACTTTACCATTGTTCTCTGGTTTAGCAGGATCATTGACAACAAGAATGTTCATGATATATGTCAACTTACGCTTTTGCTTGCGAGCAATTTCTTTATTTGCTTCAGAACCACTGTTCCACAGGCGAGAGTTAAGTTCGCCTACTGGATCATTTTCACCAAGAGTAGTCAAACTATTCTCGATATACCATTTACCAGTTGGACCTTGGAAACTGTGATTAAAAATACGAACCCAAGGAAACTCATCACCTTCTACACGTGGTAGAAAGCGAATGGTTGCTGTACCATTACCTGCTTTGTCAGCAGTCAATTTCCAGAATCGGTCGTCTTCGTAGGATTTTGTATCGCCACCAGAAGGTTTGGCGATTTTGTCAAACTCTCCTAGAATTTTAGAGAAGTCGGTTTGACGTGATTTGCGTAGTGTTTGAATATCCATCGTATTTTCCTTTGTATAAAAATGTATTAAATGTATAAGTTTTGTCGTATGTCACAATAGTCATGATATACAACTATTTATAATACCTTACCTTTTAATTTTTGTAAAGTTATTATTTTTTTTCATCATCAAGCGAATCATCGAGGTCGGTTTCGTACCCATCTTCGAATTCATCTTCTTCAAATTCTTCGTTGTAATAGTCAGAGAATCTCTGGTTTTTTACTTGTTTTCTCTCAACTTCTTTTACCATAATTTTCTTATGGCTTCTTTTGTCATCGAATGACTTTTCTTTACGGAAAGTATGTCCCATTTTAAAACTCTTGAATAAACCCCATATAGATTGGCTCAGTTTTGTTTTGATCAAACTTAACGAATGGTCTTGCTTTGATCACCCTACGAATCTCATCAGCAAATAGACTACCAAGATTTTTCTTCCAGTTGTCTAAGAACGGATGATGCTTGTCCAAGATTATCAGAGTTTCAAGTGCAATATGCTTACCGAGATACATTTGAAATAGATCGGGTACTCTTGGAAATTTTGATTCTAAATCTGTTTTAAAATCCACGTTATTTCTCTCGAAATGAAGTCGGATTTTACTTAGATCTTGTTTGAATATTTGAGTAATAGATTGCTTCCTACGATTCCACTCTTTAAAGTTTTCATCTGCTTCGGAAGTTCCATATACAATATCAGTGTTGCCCCATGCACCATAAGCAAAGTTGGCAATAAGATATTGAGCCATTTGTTGTTTATTATCGAATTTATCAGCAAACTTATTGAATAGATGCTCTCTGTTATTGTCAGAGAATTTATCTCTAGAGGTAATGACACGACCCCTATGTTTTGTGATGTCATACTTGTCTGACATAAAATGTAATTTTACTGCCAGATACATTTGGTATGCTCTATGTGCTCTATCAAATATCAAGTGTTGCTTGCTTTGGGAAGTAGTTGAGTTCTGTAGCATTTACTTTAATTTTATCACGAAGGGATTTGTTGATTAGTTTAGAGATATCTTCTGGTTCAACAAAATTTTCTTTACAGTATTCAAGAACAGCATCCATGTGCGTCATGCGTTTCTCTTGCACAACGTTTTCAATATACAAAGAAAACTGTTTTGCGTTCTCAAACATGTTTGGTAATGTAATACTTACTTGTAGTAATGAATTTTTCAACTGTATCATAATCTCTTAACATGACTCTATACTGCTTCCAAGCAGGTGAATCATAATTGTCATCGCTCATTTCTTTCTCGTTGTCATCGAGAAACTCAGTAAAGTATTTATCTAATCTTGCTTTTTGTAGAACAAAAAAATTAAATGCCCCAACCAAATCGCCCTGTCGATTTACTACAATGTTAGTTGCTTCCTCGATTGTCATTATTTAGATTTTCCTTAACGAATTTTTGTACTTGCGAAAACTTTGGAAACACATATTCTTTTTCAAAGTATTCACCATCTTGTTCACCATGTATTTCGAGAAAATACCCATTCTCTACTTTCTTTATCCTAATTTCCATTATACTCTCCAATCATATTAAAGTCAAACGAAAAATGGGAGACCGAAGTCTCCCACCCATCAGATCGCATAGCGATCAACCATCACTGCCTTTAGCATGATTGCTTCAGGTGTGAACTGCTCAGTGTCACCAGCAAGAACTGCCTTCATGATTGCTGGGCTGAACCCAGATACCAAGGCAACACCACGTGTGTCGTATTTAACTGGCACGTTGTCATACGAATTTAGATTCCAGAAAACAATCTTTGGTAGATCGTATCCTGCGTCATTGAACTTACGTTCGATCATTTTCATCGCAGAGTCGTCAAACTTTGCGCATTGATCAAACTGCATGTCAGACAGAATCAACAGCATCTCTGGCATTTCTTCCTGAGGCACGTTACCATCCTTGGCTGTTTTCAGGATCTTATCCATCGCTTTCACCAAGTTAGTGTTCATGTCCCAGTTAGACTTCACCATTTGTTGCACTTTCTGAAGGATGTTACCTTTCAGATGCAACAGTTCTGGGTTACCAGAGAAAGTCAAGAACGTGTCCTTGAACTTACCAGTGTTTTTATCTGCTAGGTATAGACCAAGAGATACAGCAACAGTCAAGCAAGTTACATTGGCATTCTTACCTGCTGGGATAGACATAGAACCAGACACGTCGACCAGTGGCAACACGTTAGCATCACCAACAAAGTTTTCCAGTGCTTCCCATTGTTTCGCAACAAGGTCAAGTTCTGTCTTGTTGTAGTTTGTCACATAGTGACCAACAACACCCTTCAGTACATCATATGGATATACTGCGCCAGCATTCACTTTGACTTTAGGATCATCTCCTTTAACCAAAGCAGAAACATACTTCGCATATTCCTGAGTGTTACGGTAGAACGCTTTCTTGTAACGAGCAGCAGCAACCGAAGGAACATGGCTGAAGTTGATGGTATCCCACTCTTTTGCGCACATCTGAGTTTCAACCACTTTAGTCAGTTCGACCAAAGACTTACGGTAAAACTTTGGAGACATGCCAAAGAAGTTACGGATCTCAACAGCCAACTTACCTTGACGTGGAGTCCACTTTGCAGCAAGACCATTCTTCTCACGCAGAGCATCGCCCAACATAGTGAATGCCTTTGGCTTGTTTTTCTCAACAACGAAGATGTCATCCCAACGACCGATCTCTGGAACTTTGTTCAACAGAAGAGCAGCATCTTCAGGCTGATGCTTGTCAAGATACTTCAGGATTTGACGGAACAAGTCACGTTCACCTGCGCCACCACGTGCGTCACGAACCCACTGCGCAATACGCAATGCTACTTCGCGATTTTCAACATACGCAGCAACGAACTCTTTCGTGACATCTTTACCACGAGATGCGCCGATCTTGAAGAACAAGTCTACGCAAGCAGACGCAGTAGATTTACGAGCACGCATGCCGTTCTCAGTGCGTGCAGTTTGATTTTGTACGGCAGAAACAAATGTATTCATTCTCAATTACCTTCCAACAGAATAGTTTTCTACTTTTTGTTTTTGTGGAATCGAAGCCACACAAGAGAAATCGAAACTCTTGTCGTCGCACGAGGCGACACCTTTAATACGATTCAAAGAATCGTTAGTATTTTGTTGCTGAACCTATTCTAAAACTCCTATAATATAAAAAACAACAGGATGGTCGGGTTGATATTAACTCGGTTTACTCTAACCACAGTGTCCCTTTCGGCAAACCCCACTGAAACCTGATAGACTACTATCATCTTACTGTCTTTCCAGCGTCAGATTTATTTCAACTTTTCTGTCTATCCAGTTTTAAAATACACCTTTCGGTGGTCCTCCTCTGTCTGGCATTTCGGCTTTAAGTATTTTATACTTGCTGCACCCATCCTTTTTTCAACTTTACATATAATATTATACTAGATTTATGTATATTTGTCAAGCACTTTTTAAAATTATTTCCGAACAATTATGCGGTTTTCAAGTTCGAAATTGCTTTAAATCTATCAGCTGCATAAGATGCTGCGAATGCGCTTGGTTTTACCAATGGGATAACATTACACATTCCACGAATGTAACCAATCGCTTCATTTATAACGCAAGATGACCCATGCATTTCGTTTGGGTTGATGTCCAAATGAACCTCAATTTCGTTCGGAATTTCTGAGGCAAGTTGCAAGTACAATTCAGCTACTTTATAAACTTCGTTCATCAAACGCATACGTGGTCGGTTGTATTTCTGATCAAAGTCACGTTCTTTCTGAACAGCACCAAATATCTTACAACCATTGTTGCCATTGATGTGAACAACAACAGCAAGAATGTAGTCAGCGTACCAATCTTTTCCAATTTTGTAGCGTTCTGAATCGCATCCGATGTACACTTTCGTGTTGTCATCATACTGAGAAATAAAGTCCTTTACTTCTTGAATGTCGATTTCTTTTTTCATAACTTCCTCGCTTGTAAAACAATTTATGCGTCATCAAACAAATTACCACGATACTTTTGATACTCTCCAGATTCAACAATCTTTTGAATATCAGTCCACAGTTCTATACGTGCTCGGATACTATCCAAAGCTGCTTGTTCTGCCTCATGAATTTTTACTGGATCATGCTCACATAAAGTTTCAATTAACTCTACGGAAGCAGGTCCATGTTGTTCACCATCTACTTCAATATGACGATCCAAGTAATAATGAAACTTGGGTGCGTCCATTCTTTTAATATCTAATTGCGATACAATCTTTTTGAACATGTCAGGAATAACTGTTTCCCTACCAAAACAAAAAGCAGCAGCAATTATATGCGGTTCACCAGTGTCGATATAACTGAATGTTTTTTGCATAAACTTCAATGAAGGATATGGCACATTCATAATCTCAAACGCAGAGTGAACACCATTAAATCTTACGTGTTCAATAAATTCCTCGAACAATCTTGGGTCTGCCCCAACCTCTAACATCGCTTGACAGTAGAGATCGTGGTGTGTGATAGAACCAGTCCCTTCCATATCAATATCAGATTCTTCAGAAACAACAATCTCATTAATGAGTCTTGCTGCGCCTGCACGCATCCATTTATTCGGAACCCAACATGTTGTGCTTGGGCAAACATGATGTTGAAGAGATTTTAGTAAACTCATAAAATCCCAGACAGCATAAACATGGTGCTCCATGAATATCTGTAGAGTGTCTAAGTTATTTACGATTCCCTTATTCAACAAAGGATGGTCGTATAATTCTTGTCTCTTCAGTTCTATTTTCTTTAATGGCAGTTTCATCTTTACCCATCACTTGTCTTTTATAGTTTTCAAAAAATGTGTCACGCTTTTGACCAACTTCGTTCCACTCAAACGTCAACTGCTTTCTGTTCTTAATAGCATCTAGGTCATACCCATAGTTCGCCAATTCAGTAAGCAACCAACAATGAACTTTCTGGTGTTGTTTAGCATTGGCGTTCAGCGTCAAAGATAAATCATATGCGTCTTTCGCATTAATATATTTTGTCTTCCAAAGAACTTTACCAAACTTAACATACCATTCGAATCCGTATTTCTCTGCGTTTCTATCAAACTCTGATGTCCACGCATTTGATGTATCTCTACTGATACTAAGACTATGCCAAATCCAAGCAGGAATCTCGTTGTCAATACACCACTGCTGTGTATTATGAAAATCCTGAACAGTCTCTGGTGGTAATCCAAGAATTAAACCCAGTCTAAATGTTGTTTTCTTTTTCCAAACATCATGATAGAGTTTTGGTATCCAATCTTTCGCATGTTTACCTGACCATGCCTTTCCTACCAATTCTGCTGCGTCAGGATTTAATGTCTCAACACCAAGGAATGTAGAAACCAAACCAATGTTTGATAACTCAACGCAACTATCTTGGTGAGCATGAAGTAAATCAGGTCTCATGTAACAAGAAAAGGTAATCTTGAATGGTAAAGATTTTACCATGTCAATAAACGCAGTCAATTTAACTTGATTGTCATTAAACGTGTCATCAAGAAGATAGTAATTTGTCACACCCCATTTGTTATAGTTGTGTAACATTTCTTCTTTAATCAACTCGAAGTCACGGATGTAATCATTTTTCTTTCTGCCGATATATGGATATCGACAATACTTACATGAGAAAATACAACCTCTACTCAACTCAATAGGAAGAGACTCTCCTGGCTGTATAAAATCTTGATCATTAAATAGATGAGAATTGCCGTGAATATCAAATTTCTTGGTCGAGGGTATAAGACTATCTGATCCTTCTCTGATAACTTTATTACCATAGTGCGATTCAACCGTAGGCATCATACCATTTGAATAGATTGCTTTACAAAATGCCAACATAGTGTTCTCTGAATGACCATAGAAATAGTAATCAAATAAACGACCACCTGGAAATTCAGAATTAATATTTTCGATATTAACACCACCACAAATAGCAATCAGTTGAGGATGTTTTCTCTTCAACTCTCTTATGACGAGTTCAACCATCTTGAGATAAGCACCAGACTCTTTCTTATTAAACATCGCACCAAATGCGAGTATTTTTGTCTTTGGTGTAATGTATCTTTCTGCTGCTGCAACCAATTCATTCATCTTAAATCTATGAATGTAATCAATCACCTGAACATTAAAGTTATGTTCACGAAGCCACCAAGCAAGTTGATATGGACCAATTGGTCTATACATCTCATTTTGTTTTGAGAAAATACTTGTAAGAAATACTATATCCATGTTATCCTATTATTTGGTGCGAGAAGAGGGACTCGAACCCTCATGCCTTGCGACGGGAGATTTTAAGTCTCCTGTGTATACCATTCCACCATTCTCGCTTGTTTCTCATACCTTGGTGGGCTGGGAGAGAATTGAACTCTCACTCGACCGATTATGAGTCGGCTGCTTTACCATTAAGCTACCAGCCCATATTTCTATTTATGGTACCCCTGCTCGGAGTCGAACCGAGAACACTCTTCCTTTTGAGAGAAGCGACTTTGCCAAATTTGTCCACAGGGGCACATGGCAGAGAGTAAGGGATTCGAACCCTTGCGCCCATTTCTGAACGACAGTTTAGCAAACTGCTGCCTTAACCACTCGGCCAACTCTCTAAACCTCACAATGGTCCATTACCATTCTTGAATCCAATGCTACCACCTTCGTCTTTGATACGTTGTATCACGTCCTCAAACAAGATGGGTCTGAAGTCTGTTTGTTCGACACAGACGCAATGATATCTTGCATCAATTATTGGAATTCCGTACCTACCTTCAGGTTGTCTCATAACTCTACCAGAATGTAGATGTCCGTGAATATTGACACCGAAACGACCAAGACTATCTGCGTGAATAGGTATGTGTGAAAGAATCATTCCGTTCATCACATGATATGCACGAAGTTCTCTAAAGTGTTGACGATAATCATCATCTTTAAAAATGTCATGGTTGCCACGAATCAAAACTTTATCACCATTTAATCTACGCATAATGTTTAATGCTTTGCGATTGATAACAACATCGCCAAGATGATAAACTTTGTCAGTTGGTTTTACTGTTTCGTTCCATCTCTTAACCATGGCTTCATCCATTTCTTCAGCATTGTCCCAAGGACGCAGCTTAGTCACTCCATCATTTTGCATGAATTTGCATACGCCCATGTGACCAAAGTGCGTATCACTCACTAAAAATACACTTGGCATATACTTCTCCTTATTTTTTATTCATCACAAAATTCGCCGACTTCACAAACCATAAACGATAAGTCACCAGCATCTTCACAACCCAAAGCGACTTCATATTCATTTAACATAAATTTCGCTTCTTTTTCATTTTCAGCCACACCGATAACTTTATTATTAGAAAAAAGAATATAGACGTTCACAGTTTTCTCCTTAAAGATATATTATACCTCTAAAGCGAATATATGTCAATACCCTGCGCATCTAAGACTGGAGCGGAAGACGAGGTTCGAACTCGCGACATTCTGCTTGGCAAGCAGACATTCTACCAACTGAATTACTTCCGCATTGTTTGGTGCTGCCTAGTAGAATCGAACTACTTTCCGAGGTTCTTCAGACCCCTGCTATGACCACATCAGCTAAAGCAGCAAAATTAATTGGGGTGTCTTATGGGGAACGATCCCATACTACGACTTTCACAGAGTCGGGTGCGAACCTCTACACTAAAGACACCATTGATTGGTAGGGGATGAGGGAATCGAACCCACTCACCTGATTTCAAAGACCAGTATCTGCTCCAATCGATTTATCCCCAACAGTTTGGTGGTGATGGTTGGATTCGAGCCAACGACCTACTGCGTATGAAGCAGTTGCACTACCACTGTGCTACATCACCATAATTTGGCATCCCAGCAGGGACTCGAACCCCGACCAATAGTTTTGGAGACTAACGTGCTGCCATTACACCACTGAGATATTTGGTAGCTGTGGACAGTTTCGAAATGTCGACCTATCGCTTATCAAGCGATTGCTCTTCCTCTGAGCTACACGGCTGTATACTTTGGCACCCAATGAGAGAATCAAACTCCCAACTCCTCGTTCGTAGCAAGGTGTGATATTCATTTCACTAATCGGGTATATTATTTGGTGCTCGGTGAGAGGGTTGAACTCCCGACCTCCTCCTTGTAAGGGAGGCACTCTACCACTGAGTTAACCGAGCAATTTGGCGGAGACGGTGAGATTCGAACTCACGGAACCATTTCTGATCCGTCTGTTTTCAAGACAGGTGCAATAAACCAAACTCTGCCACGTCTCCATTATTCTTTGCTAATGACACCATCTTTTATTCTAAGTCTTGTCAAAGATTCAATAATTGAATCATGATGATCTTTAAAATGTTTATACCAGTATGGTCTTTTGTGTTCATCAAAAACTTCTAGATCTAAGTATCTAACAAATGTCATTAAGTGATCATCAACTATAATTTCAAAATTGTTATAGTCTCTTTTCAGGTATAAAACATTTTCAATTGAAAATTTGATTCTGCTACCTTCGTCACGTTCTATTTCTTCTATTCTAAAATTACCAATAGCATTACGATCTAGATCAAAATGAAGGAACACATTAGTGTGGTGTCTTTCGTGAGAGCAAGAACAATTATACTTTACGAAGTTTGGATTCCATCTTGGAATGTTTTCAGTTTGACTAAAAAAATTCCATAATTCTTCTTTGGGTATTTCAGATGATACTCTTGTTTCAAAATGTTTTTCTAACATATCTTCTCCGAATTGGTGCCCCAAGAGAGACTCGAACTCTCAAAATCTTGCTTCTAAGGCAAGCACGTATACCAATTCCGTCATCGGGGCAAAAAACAACAGGTTACATTTTTAAGTGCACTACCAATTGTGCTAATCATCCTAACGGATAATATCGGACTCGAACCGACAACCACTGCTTTTCAAGAGCAATTTGTGTTGCTGTATGTAACCTAAAACTTGGCGTCGCCAGCAGGACTCGAACCTGCGACCTACTGCTTAGAAGGCAGTTGTTCTATCCAGCTGAACTATGGCGACAAATTCTTACTCAATCACTGCGATAATATCATCTTGACTAATCATCGCACGATCATCGCCATCAATTTTAACTGGCGAACATTTTGACCAATCAACATAAATCTTGTCACCAACTTTAACATCAGTAACATCTGGACCAATCGCAAGCACAGTAGCACTAGCAGTGTCACCGAAACCATTTTCAACAATAATACCAGAATCAGTTTCTGTCTTACGTTTGTTTTGTGCGATAAAAACTTTTTTCTTAATTGGTGTAATATTCATATCATCCTTTGTGTTGGTGGAGGATGGGAGGATCGAACTCCCACTTCATGCTTGCAAAGCACATGTGCTCCCATTATCACTAATCCCCCATAATTTGGTCTGAGTAGAGAGGATCGAACTCCCGACCTCCTGCTCCCAAAGCAGGCGCACTACCAGGCTGTGCTATACTCAGACAGATTTATATTCTTTCAGATCCATCGTTTCTGGATCTGGAAAGTTGTAGCGATCAAAATGATCACTGTTTGTTTTTCCTACTGGCATTGCGTTTAATGCCACAATAATTCTATTCGTACAATTTGTTGGTTGCGTAAAATGCGAAGCCCACGCAGGAAACAACACTAGTGTTCCTGGAACAAAAGGCATGTTCGCATACGGCGAAAACATTTTTTCTTTTCCGTTCAACGCAGGTTCAATCACATACTTTGAGATGTCAGTATTAACAATTACTGTACCACTCGCATTATTAGTGGCATCAAACAAATGAAACGAACCACCAAGAAAACTATTCAGATGTCTATGTTGATGGTGATAACCACCAGCACGTTGTCGAGTAGCCCACATACTTGTCAGACCACACTTAGGTTCATACCCCATCTCATCCATTGCTGTTTCGCAACAATCAACAAAGAAGTCTCTCAATTTTTTTAGATTGGGATCTTTGTGAAGATTTGCTTGTGTAATTTGAAGACCATTCTTTTCTCTCTCAGAAATATAGTGTTCGTCTTTACTCAAGTAACTCACAAGAGAATCACGATCTTTACCGAAGTCTGGGTATTCAAAACGCCAAACAGGTGTATAAAACAACTTGTGGAACTCTACTGCTTTCATAGCATCTTCCTTATAAATGGTGCCCCATCAGAGAATCGAACTCCGTTTTGATGCTTACAAGGCAACTGTAATACCAATATACTAATAGGGCAAACATGGCTCCAGTGGCTGGGATCGAACCAACGACCAATTGATTAACAGTCAACTGCACTACCGCTGTGCTACACTGGAATAAAATGGTTGCAGAGGCAGGATTCGAACCTGCGGTTCTTGGCTTATGAGACCAAGCGGATAGACCACTTCCATACTCTGCTTCAATTATAGAAACACACTACTCATCTGCTTTCGCAATTTGATTGTTCGGTAATGTGTTTTTATAATTGGTAGGGGCACAGAGAATTGAACTCTGATTAACTGGTTAAAAGCCAGCTACTTTCGCCATTAAGTTATACCCCCACAATCTTTCGGGTTTTCGTTTTCTTACTACGTTTCATATCATTCTCCTAAAAAATAAAATCAACAGGATTCGCTTTCTTTTCATTAACAGTGAAATTTTTTTGATTGCTGAAAGAATCCTAAAACTTGGCGACTCGTGGGAGAATCGAACTCCCGTAAGCGGATAGACAATCCGCAGTAATAACCTCTATACGAACGAGCCTAAATTTGGTGTAAGCTACGACTTCTACATCGCCCTCACTTGAGTTGCACACTCTGTCACTGTGTTTTGATCTCTTGATAGTTACAGTTCTATCCAGTGGTTCGGACTCCCTTATATGCAACATTCCTGGATGTCACTGGGCACTCTGCTTTACGGTTGACCACCCCCGACTCGTAACGCTGAGTAAGCGACTACTATAACGCTAGTAGCTGTCGAGATAAAAATTAACAATGGAGCGGATAGGGGAAATCGAATCCCACTCTGCGCAGCTTGGAAGGCTGGCGACACACCTCGTGCTTACCCGCATCATAATAACTAAGGGACAACGTTGAGAGTCTCGCGACTAGTCTGCTGTTGTTTAAGAATGAGCGACTTGGGTTCATCGCAACTCTCCCATTCTATCATGCCTCACACGTAGTATTCGACCTACGATTTAGAGAGGACTTTTCGAACTATACACTAATTATACACTAGACACACATAAATGTCAAGCATTATTTTTGGTGGACCTTGAAGGAATCGAACCATCCGCCAACCACCCCCCAATTAAAGGCAACGGATTTACAGTCCGCTGGGAGGAACAAGATCCAAAAACTTTGGAGCACACGACAGGATTTGAACCTGTGGTTTTACTGTTTTGCAGACAGTTGCGTTGGACCTCTCCGCCACGTGTGCATAATTTTACCATATGGATAGTGATGTCGTGTCAATTCGTGAACAATGTAGCTAGCACTCACAAGCGAATAACAGTTATGTCAGACAGTGTCGGTCGCACCCTTACTGTCGAGTAGTCTATGCGTCCATAGACGATACCTTTGACATCACTAACCAAATGGTACTCCGTGGGGGAATCGAACCCCTCCTTCCTGCCGTGAAAGGGCAGTGTCCTAGCCGATAGACGAACGGAGCAAATGGTGAACAAATTGTTAAAGATCAGAAGAGTAATTATACCTTACTCTGTTTTTTTGTCAAGCACTTTTTAGTACTCTCCAAAACAAAAAACCCCAAGGACTTTCATCTCTTGGGGTACTTTGGTTTGGAAACTGTAGCGTTTACCTTACCGTACCCCCACGAATCTCTGGATTGTTATAGCCAAATGATACTGTGCGTGTATCTCCAGACCATGACTTCATGGCTTTTAAACTTTGGAGATGTAGACAACTGCGTTTCATTTTTTGCTTTTAATCCTTTTTCATTCATCGAGGTATCAAGTATACCTCTTTTATTTATATATGTCAAGCAATATTTTCATCTATTTCTGAAAAAATTTTTGACCAAGTAAGAAGTTTATTCAACTTCTCGTTCTTCGCAGTCATAACAGCAGATTCGCTTACGATTCCGTTGTCAATCATCAAGTCAATCATACACATCAAGTCACCAATTTCTTCTTCAAGATGTTGACGATTCGTTACACCTTTGTAAGAATCATTCATCCCAAACCTAAACACCTTACTGATTGCCTGAGTTACCTCAGCACATTCTTCTTGTGTAATCAACATAATTTCTTTTTCAATTTCAGTCATATTATTTTTTCATTATTGAGGATTAAAGACAACCGAGAAATAACCAGCCAAGTAAGAATCAGAACATTTCAAGCGAACCCGAAATTCATTCGTAAGCCAATCAATTTTCAAGTGAGATTCATCAAAAATCAAACCAGAGGAAACATCAGAAACAGCGTCAGAAACGCCAGCATTAAAAGTAGAGTATTCATTCATATTGCAAGATTCCTTTTTTATTCATCATAAGACTAGTATACTCTCTTTCCGAATATTTGTCAAGCAGTAACCCTACAGCTGTAGGGGTATTAAGTTAGTAGTTACTTACTCCTCAGATCAACCCCTACATAGTAATTATACGTATTTTTTAATAAATGTCAAATCAATTTACTGGAGTCACTAAATATTGATTGGCGCAATGCCAATACAATTAGAATAACATTCCAACAAATAGGAAGTAAAATGATCAAAAAGACAGCAATAAGTGTGCTTTTTGTCATGGTTTTATCCCCTGCGATGGCTGCTGATCCCATCGTGACTGATTCGACAAGTAGATCTACAACAGATTCAACTTCAAATAGCACTACAACAGTAAAATCCCCTCCACCAACAGCAGTGGCTCCAGCAATCACAATCATTAATAGTGATGTTTGTGCAGTTGCGGTGTCAGGTGCAACTCAAACTCAAATTCTTGGTATCTCTTTTGGAGCCACGATGACTGATAAG